GGTTCCAAGTTCGACTAAACTTGAATTTGTGAAATGTGTTGTCTCTAAGAATCCGCCTTTTCTTATTTGTTCAAGTAGGTCATGTGCAGCTTCTGTTTGAATTAATTGCATAGCCGTATCTTTTGTTAATCTACCAGCTCTAATCATTTCATCCAATTGCCGAGAAGTTACTTGATGTCTAGATCTCAAAGTAATTATTTCTGCAGGAACATTAATTACTCTATGTTCTATCGTATTAGGTCGTTCATCCTCGAATAACCAATTCCTTAATTTTTTCTTTAGCCAATTTTTCATATTAATCTTCGGATATTGCTCTACCTACTTGTTTAGTCCAATCTAAATCTGTACGGACTTGTGTATTCTTAGATATTGTTGCAGTTAACATTGTGGTATCGACATTTAGTTGTTTTGCAAGGAATTGTAAAGCGGCAATATCTTTAGGGAAGCAATGTCCTCCAAAACCAAAGTCTCCATCTGGACCAGGAACTGACCAATGGGAATTACCTAAACGATCGTCATAACGAGCATATTCAATTACTTTGTCGTAATCTATATTTAGTCCTTGACATAGTTGATAAATTTCATTTGCATACGAAACTTTCATTGCAAGAAATGTATTGGTTACATACTTGATAGTTTCTGCGATAGTTGATGATGTTTTAATAACCGGAACTTTAGGAAAAGCTTTCGAAAAGATACGTTTAACTTCAGTAGATCCAGGTCTTTCACCTCCAACGATAATTCGATTTTGATTCAAATAATCATTAACTGCATTTGCCTCTGTTAGGAATTCTGGATTGAAAACGATATCAAGCCATGAGTAAATTTTATTCAAATTTTCTGTTGTTCCTGGAGGAATTGTAGATTTGATAACTACAATGTAAGTATCTTTATTAAGTGCTTTTACGCATTGAGAAATTTCATTTAGCGCTGAGCAAAGTATACCTAAATCACATTCTCCTGATTTTTTCATTGGTGTTGGAACGCAAAGAAATGCAACATCGGTCATTTCAACAACTTCGAAAATTGATCCAACATTGCTTGGTTTGTTTGGATCTTTATCAAAGCATTTTACATCAAAGTGGTTCTTCATACCTTCACGAACAGCTGAACCAACAAAGCCCTGTCCGATAATTCCTAATGTTTCTTTCATATTATTTTGTTAAGAGATTGTAAACTATAACTAATTGCAGAACAAGAACTATGATTCCAATTCCAGTTCTGATTAATTCCATACGATGTTTGTATTTAGCTAATTTTTCTTCTATTGAATCTTTATTGTTCATTTTTAATAGAGTTGATAATCTTTTCGATTTCGGATTCCTGCATAACACCAATTTTTTTAGATACTAAAACTCCGTCTTTCATAAATACAAATGCCGGAATAGACATGATTTTATGTTCTTTAGCATACTCAGGACTCGAATCGATATCAATAGAAGTGATTTGAGTATCAGATCCATCTACGTTATATTTCTTCTTTAAATTTTCGATCATCGGAGCAACCATTCTACAAGGTCCACACCAATCTGCACCAAATTTAATAACTTCTATCATTTTGTATTTGTTTTATTTTTATATGAATCTAGTAGTTTTACATATTCATCTTTAGACATGTATTGAGTATCTCCATTAGGAGCCATAACAATAAGATCATTTCCTCGGTCATCAATAACCTCTATTTCCCATTTCTTCAAATCAGAATAAGCCATTCGCATAACTTCATCTAAACTCGGTTTCGTAGTTTCTTGGTAATGAATTAAAGATTTTGCTCTACTATCTTTTTCGGATATAACAATATCATCCATTAAGCACATGATGTTGTTAATTTCCTTGATAGAATTCCATGCAATAGATCCTTCATATTCAGGTCTATAATCTTCATCAACCATATATTGAACGATCGTATCAGGTTCTCGTGTAAGAAATCCATGAGCAAATCCTTTAGGAATATAAACCGCATCTCCAGCATTAAGAACAAAGATATGAAATTCTCCAAATGTAGTTGGATGTAGATCAACAGCAAAATCAATTATAGATCCTTGAATTACTTTTACCAGCTTGGTTTGCGGATGTGGATTTTGGTAATGCATACCTCTAAACGTATGCGCTTTTGGATTGATACTCAAATTAGTTTGTAACCAATCTTTTCTCAAACATAAATCATCCTTATGTGTGAATCTTATTGGAGTCGGTGTGAAAGTTCCTCTTTCATCATAGAAAACAGGAGACTTAATCACGAATGGTTTTTCTTTCATATTTAGCATTCTTTAGTTTTTAATCTACTTACAATATCTTGTATTCTTGCCCATATATCAACACCTATCGGAATTGACATGAGTGAAATTAAGAATTGGTTGATATATGCATACATGGATATTGATTGTCCTTGAGTTAGTCCTACATTTTTATGAGTAAAGACTATTAAAGCCAATACCAAGAATATGGTTTTTGTTGAATTTAAAGTTGCCCAATTCTTACCTTGAAGTGTTGATCCGAATATAACAATTCTTCTTCGACGTTCAAAAAAAGTTTTTTCTTTAGACGTATCTCCTTCGGTTAGTATATCAATTTTTTGTTCATAGTGAGAATTTGCTAATCTAGTACTTTGAGAAATCTTACGATAGAATTTATACACAATCATACATATGAAGGGTATACAAGCCAAAACTACAAAGCCAGTTGGAATATGTTCAATAAATATAAAGAAAAGTGAACCAATAATTGTCATTATTGACATAATATAGTAAGGAACGTAGTCTTCAAAAAATGCAACTAACCAATTAGACATTTCGGTTCTAGCAATTCTGGAAGATGCATTAGAAGATTTATCATTTTCTAAATACTCAAAAACAATGTCATTGTAAATTCTAGTATAAACTTTGGTATCGTAAACCAGTCGTTTGTACATAAAAACGTTTGCTAGCAATTCTGTTCCTAAAAGAAACCAAATCCAAAAGTATTTCCCTGCTAACAAATCATCTATTGTTTTACCTAAAAGAAATGGCTCTATTAAGAATAGCAATTGATAGCCTACCATATAAAAATAGATAATCGACAATTTGCATTTGTTGGCTTTAAGAATATCGTAAATATATTTCATACTAGTTGCTAAGAGGTGCTTTAATAGTTGAATGTGATTGATAGTTTTCAATTTCAAAATCAGTATTATCTAAATGAGTCACTAATGAAACATCTTCCGATAATGATTTATAAAAGGCTTCAGTCTTCATATGTTTTAGTTTTGGTAATTCGTAAGGTTCTCTACCAATTTGTTTATCAACTTGTTCAAAGTGATCGTTATAAATATGAACATCTCCAAGTTGTCCTATAAGCTGATCAGGAACCATATTCACTGCTTTAGCAATGATTTCTAATAACAGGCCGTAAGATGCAATGTTGAATGGTAAACCTAAGAATGTATCTACTGAACGTTGATTCCACATTAAAGAGATTGCTCGTTTAGGAACATTTAATTTATCTAAATTTTCATTATCAATATTATCTTCTGGGAAAACCGTATTACCATTTTTACCATACCAATAAAGATTTCTTTCCCTTAAACTCAACTCTCTTGTATAAACTTGAAATCCATAATGACAAGGTGGAAGTGTCATTTGGTCTAATTCACCTGGATTCCATGCACTAACCATTAATCGTCTACTATCAGGATTTGTTTTAAGGTCGTTGATTAGGTTTGCGATTTGGTCTATATAGGTTTCAGTATATTCTCCATTGCTGTATCTATATCCTCCAGGTATCTTTCGATTAGGATCTAACTCATCATTTATGGATACGGTCCAATGTCTCCATTGCTTACCGTATATAGGTCCTAGATCTCCATACCACTTATTGAATTCATCATCGGTCATAATCTTCTCTTCGAATTCTTTTTGAGTAAGACGTTTTGGGTATGGTGCACTAAATGGTGGATGTTCTCGGTCAAAATCTTTATCGTATACTCGATAAGCATCACCAGTCCATATATGACAGTTGTGTTCTAAAAGGTAACGAAGGTCAGTCCGTCCTTGTAGAAACCAAAGCATTTCGGTTACAATTCCTCTAAAGTACATTTTCTTTGTGGTTAGTAGAGGAAAACCTTCTGCCATGTTATGACGAATTGTATATCCAAAAATAGAACGAGTTCCAGTACCCGTCCTATCTTCTTTACTAACACCAAATTCTTTAATAGTCTTTAGGAGATCTATGTATTGTTTGTCTAATGTATTCATTATTTGTTAACGTCTTTACGATCTTCGTCATTGAAATTTAAAGCATCTTGAACTGCAGAATAATCGGATTCACTAAATTTAGCAGAACGGAACATTGCAACTTTACTCGACATATTCATGTATACACTATTCACTGAATTGGCATTTGCATTGTAATTAATACTATTTCCTGCATTAATACCCATTGCTCCTCCAGCTGCAATTGCATCTTGATTAGCACCTAGGAATAAGAAATTCCATCCTGAACTTTTCTTCTTTTCGATAAGATCAAAAACTCCTTTTTGATTGAACTCTCTACTTGCATTTTCATGACCATCAGTAATGATTACAAATACAACATCGTCATCAGTTTTTAACTCATTGATAGTCTTACCAACTGCATCGAATAAGGCAGTAGTTGCACGAGGAACGAAAGTCTCTCCATCAATAAGATCCGCAACTTCCGAAATAGGTTTTGATTTGTAATCAATTTGATATTGATTGTCAAATTGAACTAGAGTCATGTAAGCTTCACCTTCAGCAGCTTTTTGTTCTTTAATAAACGAATTCAATCCATTTACCGTAGCTTCTGAAATAGAACCCATAGAACCGCTTCGGTCTAGAACTACTACAATCTGAGTAGGTTTTGTTGAATCGTTAACGATTTCTGTAACGACTTTAGTGGTTGTAGTCGTTGTTGTAATTTTCTTTTTAGCCATTTTGTATTTTATTTTATTTTATGACGTGGTGATGCATGGAGTACTACAAATCCATTGTTCATTTCTAGTCCTTGACGGTTTGCAACATATTCAAGAAGATTTTTCGTAGCTCTCCAATTTAATAGAGTCTCTGTTTTCTTCCATTCCGATTCCGTATGAAGACCTTCATTTTTTCTTAAAGGAACGAATTGAATTTGATCCATATCTCCATCTACTATGAATTTAGCTAGATCTATAATTTTGATAGGTTCACCTCTACCTAAATCGAAGTTATGTCCTTTCCATTGACCTTCAGATATTTTAATCAATCCATCACATATATCATCAACATGAGTAAAATCTCTGGATTGTTGACCATCTCCTACAACCGTAAGTTTTTCGTTGTTGAGGTATTGTCTTAAGAATTTTTCAGTAACCGTTGCAAATTCACCATTTCGAGGTTCTCTAGGACCATATACATTGTAAAAGGTAGCCATTCCTATATTCATTCCATAGATTTCAGCATACATTCTACAAGCATCTTCTCCAACAACCTTGGAGAAAGTATAAGGAGTAATTAAGTGAGATCCATGATTTTTAGATGATGTAGTTGCATATACAAATGATTTGCAACCGGACTGTCTAGCAAAATCAAGAACTTCTACAGTTCCCATTGCATTTGACCAGAACCAATGTGCAGGAGCATCAAATGAAGGTTGAATCCTAGCTTCTGCGGCTAAATGGAAAATAGTATCGAATTTTTTAGAACCCATAAGTTCTCTTATTTCTTGAATATCTCCATATACATATTCAACATTTTCATTTATGTATGATGATGAAGAGGAAATAGATGACATATTATCGATGACTATAACTTCGTTGCCTTGATCTACTAACTTATCAACTAAATTAGAACCGACGAATCCAAGTCCTCCGGTGACTAATACTTTTTTCATTTTTTAACAATTTTAGATTCTAATAAATTTAGTAGTGATTGTACTTCAGAAAAGGTATGAAATCTTATTGAAGGATCCGTATTGAAGATCTCAACAAACCATTGATTGCCTTTTTCTTCTGATTTTGTGTTTGTGATTAATGATAACCCATCTACTACGTCAAGAGCATAGTAGTAATCATCGTCCCCTTCAAATTCGTTAATCATGCATTTTTCGAATCGTAGAAGATCTATTTCTCTTTCAGTCATTGTTTATTTTTTATATGAAAAAAGCCAGGGATTTGATTCCCTGGCTTATAAAATTGTTAATAGAAATTGCTTATTTGCTTAGTGCATCAATTTCTTTATCGATTTCTGATTGTCGATTAACGTCGAGAATTTTACGATCAGTTGATTGTATCATTCGTTTTTCTGACTTAAGACCTTCAATTTGTAGTTCCTTTTTTGTTACCGTAATAGCTTCTAGCGAATCTATTTTATTTGAAAGTGTATCGAGTCTTTTGTTAACTGTCTTTGTTGGATTTCCACAAGTATTGAAGAAAGTAACAATCAACAAAAATAAGGCTAATTTGTTAAAATGTTTTTCTACGAATTGTTCAAATTTATTCATTTTTCTTCTTTTTTGTTTTACCTTTTGGTGTGTATTGAGGAGTTTTTGCGTTGTAGTAATCATCAATATAACAATCACATACTTTCTCAGATTCTCCGCATTTTGGACATGTCATAGCTACTGAAGGATCAATTGGCGGCAAATCAGGTTTAACTTCCTCGATTTTATGAGCGTCGTTTTTCTTCTTTTCGCTAATGTACTGTATAAATTTCTTAAAAGGCATTTTAGTCTTTTAAGTTATTTATCCTTGGAACGATGGATTTTGCTTTTGTAAACCTTCAACTAATTTCTCTACTGAGATTCCTTGTTCGGTAGCAACCAATTCTAAAGAAAGATCTTTAAGGTTTTGACGATCAGTATTAATTTCTGTCATTGAAATTGCAAATTGATCGCAAATTTGGCGGAAGAATCGAGCACTATCTACTCCAGTAGATACATGATTTTTCAAGAAGTGAAAAAGAGCCTCGATAATCTCAACTTTAACTTTACCATCAAGATTTCCTTTCTTGTTAACTTGAGATTTCAATGTATCATAAGTTTCAGAAATTGCATATGATTCGTAACCTTTCCATTGGAAGTTAGGATATACTGATTCGAATAAATGAGTAGTTTGTTCTGCGTTTAATAACACAGCATACTCTTTAGAGTTCAATTGATTTTGTAACAAATCGAATTTTTCTGTCAATTCAGCAACTTTCTTTTTGTCGATTTTCGGTGCAGTTTGAGGTGCATTCGAGTTTTCTGAAGTTGGTACTTCGTTAGCTTTGATAACTTTCATAATTTACTTTTTATTTGTTTTTAAAGATTTTTAATTTATATGTTAGATTTAGTTTGATGTTTCAAAAATTTTTGCAATCAATATATCGTTTTTTCCTAGATCCGTATCAATCATTTCAAATTCATAATTCTCGTTGATTTCTTTAATCATTTTTTTGATAGAATCTAAAGGTAATATCCATTCAGTACCAGCCAATCTAATATCGTCAATCATGATTACATGGTTTTTTATCTTGTGAGATTTTATCCAATTTAGTTCTTCTTCTAACGGACAGTATTTATCGCCTTTTGCAGTATTTCCTCCACTATAATGACCGTCCAACCAAAAGATAATCTTTTCGTTGATGTTTTTTATTACGGATCCTAATATATCCGATGAACTTCCTAAGTGAATATGAACATTAGGATTGTTTTCGAATCGAGTTTTAACTAGGGAATGATAAAAATCAGACAATTCTATTGAATGAACTTCTTTAAAATTACAAAGTGATGCACTATATGTAGTATCTCCTTGATATGATCCGGTTTCTACAAAGACTTGTGAATCTCCGGCATGAGTTTTGATAAAATCGGTTGTTATTTTCATTTAGATAGTTTTTTCCATTTTTTTCTTGCTGTATTCCAATTAAGATCTGCCGGAAACCAAACATCTGGACAAATAACATTTTCTGAATCAGAAAACCAAGAACCCCACCATCCAAATGAGCTGTTAGATATTACAAAGTTCTTGCATCCATACATATGTTGAAATTGCTCCCTTTCAGATCCTTGTATAAATTTCATATTTGGATAATCAAATGTTGACTTACACCATTCAATATCATCAGATGTAAAGTATATTGTATCGAAATCAAATTCCGAAATTGCTTTTTTGTACCAATCAATCGTACAATACTCATGTGCAGAGTTGTTTATGTAATCAGTACGTCTTACTTGAACTATAAGATCTCGTTCTCCAAGTTTTGCATGGTCTAATGCAAACTCTTCTCTTAATTCATCTATTACGTTCGAGAAGTAATTTTCATTTTGCCAATATCCTTGTACGACATAATTGCCATCGGGTAGATTATCATATGCAGATTCGCAACCGTCAACATAAGGATGAGGTTCTTTAATATACATATTCCAATCAACATTCAAACCTTCGCTACAAGATATTCTAAACATTTTACCTAACATATAATGTCTAGGAACCGAAGCTCTATTCAATTCATTAATAGACACATGTAATTTTGCATTATATCTTTTTGCAAGAGATTTACCGAATGCATATTGAAACATTTGATTTCCAAGGCCACCTTCAAGAACAATCTTAATCTGCATAACTTTTATTTTTTAGAAGCACATCATCAGCATAAACATAAACGATTTCCCAATTGGAACCAAGAATTTCTTGTATTTGATTCAAATTAAGTTGACCTTCGTACATTTCTTGATTGTTATATTCGGTGTAAAGATATTTAGTTCTCTTAAGAGTTTCCATAGATCCTTGAAATACTAAATCTTCTGCTCCTTGAACATCCATCCAAATAAAGTCAATTACTCTGTGTTCTATTGGTGAATAATCATCTAATCTAATAGAATCAACTTCTATTGTTTCTTCGAATTTTATCCATTTATGAAAGTCTAGATGTACTTTAGGCTTCTTAAGTGAAGATGAAGCGGACCAATCATTGCCTGTAAGTAGTGGATCTCCTGACCAATGACTACAATCACCGGCAGAAAGATAGAATTGTAGTTTTCCATTTTCATTAGATATTGCAACTTCTTCTATTTTGCATATTTTGTCTATTCCTCTATCTTTAAGTACTTTAAGATTTCTTGGATCCGGTTCAAAAGCGATAATTTCGCAATTAGGTAGAAGTTCTCTAAATTTTTGAGTTTCTGTACCAAAATGTGCTCCTATTTCTAGAAGTAAAGATGGTTTAATTTGTTGTATGAATTCTAGTATATTCATTTTGTAAATACCATTATTGTGTTTTTGAACCAAGGTGCAGTTGCTGCAGATCTCAATCTTTTAGAAGAATCCTCATCATATTTGAATCCTCGTTTCTGCATTTCGAAAATTACATATTCGTTATCTTGACAGTTTACATGTCCATCTCCACCTTGCCCAACCACTGCCCAACTTAAAAGGACTTTAGATTTCGTATGTTTACAAATGTTATCTAGAAAGATTTGTTCAAATTCTTTTGGTATATGTTCACCAACTTCTAGACTCATTGAACAATCTGCAACTTCTCCTAAATCGAAGGTTTTAGAAAAATCTAGAACTGATCCAATTCCATTAGTAAGTTTTTCTGTGTTAGGGTTTCCGTCGTATGCTTTAACTTCAATTCCGTTAGATATGAAAGATTTTGCATAATCACCCATTCCACAACCAAAGTCAAAGACTTTATTTAGGTCATTATTTCTTAAATAGTTAATGATACTCATACATAAAGGACGATCGTGGACATGTCCACTAGAATCTATGGATTCCCAGAATCCTCTTTCGTTAATACTAAAATTTGTCATAATGTTTTTTGTAGATTTGTTAAAAATTCATGATTTCGAGGATCCATATTCTTGGATAAACTCGTTGGGTTTAATCTTAATAGAAGTAGATTTTGTGATATATTTCTCAACTGCTTTCCGTTTCTTAACATTCGAATCCATAACTCGTAATCTTCGGCAAGTCCTTTAAGAGAAGTATCGTAACCTCCAATACTCATAACAGATTCCTTTCTAAACATAACCGTTGGATGGTTAAGGAACCAATGAGATCCTCTTGCAATATCCTTTGTGATTATTTCCGGATGTTGAGTTTCTCCAGAAATTGCCCATTCAGTTCCTGTCCAAAAAAGATATTGAAGGTTAGTACCCACCAAGTCAACTTCAGGATTTTCTTGAAGATATTTATATTGAGTAGTTAACCTATCAGGAAATGAATAATCATCAGAATCCATTCTAGCAATAATATCATATTTTGCATTTTCTATTCCGATATTAAGAGCTCCAGATATTCCAACATTTTTTTCTAATCTAATAACTTCTACACCTTCTTCTTTATCAAGAACATCTAGTAATTTAATAGTTGTCGGATTTGTAGATGCATCATCTACTAAAATAATTTCAATATCTTTTAGTGTTTGAGATTGCATAGAATTTACTGCAATCTCTAACCAATTATGATCGGTGTTATGAACCGGAATTACTACTGATACCATGTGTTTAAATGTTTTCGTATCCAAAAGTTGAACCCCATTTCTGATCTGCATAGGATTTTCCTGGTCCATTGTAAGTCCATCCAGTGTAATGTCTAGGAATAAAAACGAAGGCAGGATAGATTGATATTGGATATTTGAATTTCTTAATTACGTTAGTAAAGAAAAGAGGACCTACCGTCTCCCAAGACATTCGATTTGTATTTTTGAAGGTAAGATCAGGAGTATTAAAAATCTCATTAGTGCAATGACTCATTAACTGACAGCCTTTAACGGCACCCATATAACCACATGCAACTAGATCTCCACGAAGTTCTTCATTTTCAAAACATGAAAAACTGTCATGATTAAGAAAATGCTCATCTAAAGGATTTACGCAAATACAATCAGCATCTAGGAAAATTCCACCCATGTCATAGAGTATTTGATATCTCATTATATCGCATTTACCATTCCAACTGTCGTGTTCGTCGATATGATGTTGATTTCTAAATCCTTTAGGATATTTCTCTTTAATTAAATCTTCATTCCATAAAATATGTTCCCAATCAGGATGCGCATCTATCCAAGTCTGAATCATTTTTTGTGGTGGAGGTTTAGGTCCAATCCACATTTGGTGTATAATCTTTGGTATCATACTTATTATATGTTAGTTTTGAGGGTGTAATTCATGATATTGCAAAACGCATTTATGAAATTCATTAAACCAATTTTTGATTTCATCTTTAGTTAAAACAAATGTTTGAACCTCACCGGTTTCACAGCTTATCCAAATTTCGCATTGTTCAGGAAACACTCCGTATCGCTCATACATTGCAACTGAGTATGCAGAAATTTGTTTAAAGTAACCTTCAATCCATTCACGTTTCTTGGGTTTTTTTGAGGTCTTAAAGTCGATGATTTTAGGAACCGAAGATTTTGAACGTATAGCTAAATCTAATCTACCAGCATAACCTCCACCTTTGAGTGACCAAACGGGAACTTCCTGAAATAGAATTTCTCCAATATCATCATAGAAATTAGAGTTGTTATGAAACTGTAAGAATAGATTTTTACCACATTCAAGTTCCTCTTTAGTAAGAGTATTGCATTCCGCCATAGCTCGTTGAAATGCAATTTGTAGAGGTTTTTCTAACTTTTCAATGAAATGAGCGTTGAGATAATGCTCATGTAATGAATGCATAAACGTTCCTCTATTTGCAGAGAATTTTGATACTCTGGCTGCTTCTGCTTCACCTACACGCTTTTGCCATTCAATAAGTCCTGATTTGTCTGAAGTTTCGGATACGATTGTAGTGACAGAAGGAAGAGATAGTCCAGAACGTTCATCCACTACATAGTAACGACCGGTTCCGTTTTTACCAACTCTTGTTTTCAAAATAATGAGGTTATAAAGCCAATTGCTGAAGTTCCAAAAACCTTGGCAATCATGGCATTGATGAATACTAATGATAAAGTAAAGATTCCGCAATTAAATAGCCATCTTAAAAATTTCTTAAATGATATGGATTCCGTTGATGGACTTAAAACTACTAGATATGCTGGAGATCCTTCAATTGGAGTAACCTCTGGATATACCAAATCATTTAGTCGTAATTCCATTAACAAATCATCTAATTCTCTTAACTGTTCTAGCATCCACGGCCAAACCATCTGACGTTTTTCATAAGGATATAGCTCTTCTGGGATATTAATAACTGTGTAAATTCTTCCTATACGATCAGTTCTTAATTCGTACTTAAAGGACCTAAGTCCTTCAATTACTTCTGCTTCTGATTGAGCTTTTCTTACTATTCGCCATTGACTATAATCATCTAATACTTGTGATGGCCAAGTCCATATGTTCCATATATGCATTTTACTAGATTTCAAGGTCCGTAATATCTTCATCTCCGAGTGCTTTTTGGAAGATTCCTTCTTTTTGTTTAACAATTTTGCTTTGATCGATAATTGCCTTTTTAAGCTCTTCTCTTTCAGCTTTATTTTCTTTGCCTGTTCCAATGAATTTCTTTTGTAACTCTTGTAATTTCAATTGTGCATCATGATATTCTTCAGTAGCTTTCATTAATTTTTTGGAGGCCATTGCAGTAGATTCTTCTAATTTCTTTTGAGTATGTGCAGAACTGAATTTTCTAAAAGTTGTTATTTTTTCGTTTTTCATTATATGATCGGATTTTCTCTATATATTCAATCTTGGTTCATATACCAAGATACCGTCTGTATAAGTCCTTGTTTGATCGTCATTTTAGGAGTCCATCCCAATTCTCGTGTTATTTTTGTGTGGTCAATAGCATATCTAAAATCATGACCGGCTCGGTCTTTAACGAATGTAAGCAAATTCATAGAATCCGATTCAACTCCGGTTTTTGCAGTTTGTATTTCATCGTAAATACGAATTAACATACCAACAACATCTAGATTAGATAATTCACAATCTCCTCCAACGCAGTAGGTTTCTCCAAATTTACCATTTTTGAGGATATGAATAATTGCATCTGCATGATCTTCAACGTATAACCAATCTCTAACGTTCATTCCGTTTCCATAAACAGGGATCGATTCCTTTCTTTTAAGTTTATCAATAACAACTGGAATTAGCTTTTCGTTATATTGATTAGGTCCATAATTGTTACTGCAATTTGATAAAAGAACATTTAAACCATATGTATGAGCATATGCTCTAACAAAATGATCAGATGCTGCCTTACTGGCTGAGTAAGGAGATTTTGGATCGTATGGAGTTCTCTCATTAAATTTCGGATCTTCCATTTCAAGAGAACCAAAAACCTCATCAGTTGATACATGATAGAAGATAAAATCTGGATTCAATTTCTTATATTCAAGAGACAAATTAAGAAGGTTTACGGTTCCCATAACATTAGTCTCAACGAATTCCAAAGGACTTTCAATTGATCTATCTACATGAGATTCTGCGGCTAAATGAATAATAGCATCTATTTGAGGGTAATGTTCAAGTAATTTAGAAATGGTTTCGGCATTCCTAATATCCATTCGGATAAAATTCGACCAAGTGCCGGCAACATTATCCATGTTACCGGCGTAAGTCAAACAATCAATTATGAAAACATTACAATCTGGCATTATGCGATTAATGGCTTTAACCACATGAGAGCCAATAAACCCGGCTCCACCAGTTACAATTACATTTTTAAGCTTCCTGTTCATACATTTCTTTTATGATACGTTTTCCTCGCGCAACTCGATTTTTTACGGTATGCAAAGGAATGTTTAATTTTTTCGATATTTCATCGTATTGCAAATCATTAAAGAATTTTTCTTCGATTACTGATTTGTATTCTTCAGGAAGTGAATTAACGATGTTTCGCATTTTTGTTATTTCTGCTTGAGCTTCATCGTTTTCTTCCTTAGCAACCAAATGGTCTGCGTGATTTTCGATTGAATCGTATTCGATTTTAGATACCCAATTTTTGTTTTCGGAATTTTCGAAATAAGACATTGGTGTAGTTTTAGCAGCTTTTCTGTATCGAATAGCCATGCAAGCATGTGTATAAGCAATTCGATAGATCCATGTTGAGATGTGCCATTTTGGATCGTATTTATCAATTTTATCGTAAACCACGGACATTACTTGAGAAACGATGTGATCAGATTCCTCGGATTTTTGTAAGATGCCATTTACGTAATTGAATAATCCTGGACGGATTCGATAATAAAGTTCAGTGAATGCTTTTTCTGAACGAGTTTCCTTGAATTTAAGGCCAAGGTCCTTAAGAGAATCTGCTTTTTGTTTTGCCATAATATGATTGTTTAATTATTATGATATAAAAATAATAAAAGTTTTGGTAAAAGTAAAATTTTTGGATGGAAAGTTATTAACAAATTAAAGACCTTGATCTATTAGCCTTTTTGTATTTTCGTCTAGAGCAGAAATTATCTTCTTAAGAGTTTCTCCTGAAGGGTCTGTAGAATTAAGCATTCGTATTTGAGAAAGAACTCCTTCGATTTGAGGAGTTAGTCCCCATCCAGAAGAACATCTACTAGCCTGTTCCCCAAACATATCAATAAATTTATCTTCTACTGCATCTCTTAATGGACCATCGCCTCCATATGCGATTTCTTTTCTTTGTACCGGACCTATTGTACAAGTCCAATATTCATATCTTTCTGGATCTATCATATTTTAATTTATTAGGTCATCTATAACTATTCCATGGTCATCCATTAGCTCACGAATTCTACGAAATGCAGCATATACACCATCGGAAGGATCTGAATCTGCTTCAAAACCTTCTACTTCGTATTGTACGCTTTTTTCGAGATTTGTAACAATTTGCCATAAGACACTTGCCATATCCGTAGATTTAACACAACGTAAGTGTGCCATTCTGTCGTCTAGATCATCTAGATCAAATTCTAAAGTTGCTTTCATATTAGTATAATTTAATTTCAAATCTGTCTTCCATTTGTTCGATTTTATCGACCGGTACTCCATGAACATTTTCACCTCCATGGCGATTTTCAACGATAATAGTTGAAATGCGATAATTGTACTTCAATGCCAAATCAAAATAATGTTGCATTTCCCATTCTTGAGTAAACGTATTAGCAACTCCTACTTTTGAAATTCCATCGTGCATAGATTTTTCAACATGAGCTTGGCACCATTGATGTGCATCTCGAATTCGAGTAGGATCGAACATATATTCACCATGTTTTTCAAAAAATTGATCAGCTGACCATACTTCTTCGCAAAGTGATTCGGCCAAAGAGGATTTTCCACTACCTGGTAGTCCTCGAAAAAGGATTAGTTGTTTCATATAGATTGATTAGAAGTTACTATTGTTAGGTTGTTTAGTTCGTGGATATTTCTCGATGATTGCAAAAATATCGGTTACTTTAAGAGCGAGTTCTACATTCTCAAATGTTAGTTTAGCGAGTGCATCAGATTTTATTACGATTTCTGAATAATCGTAACCATCGAATGAACCGTATAAGTAGTTTTCTAATGTAAATGTGTCACACTCGCATTTGTAAGAAAGTTCTTTGATAAGATCAAGGATCTTAAAACGAGTTTCCGAATCCATGTTTTCGTGACGATTGAAGTAAGTTACTTGCATATTATGTTTATTAAATTTATAGTATAAAAATAATAAAAAAGATTGGTAAAGTAAAATTTTTGTTCAAAAAGTTATTAACAATTTTACTTATGCTTAGGAGAAACAAAACCTTTCAGAATATCACCTTTTGAATATCTTTTATCTGCATAAAAGAGAATTCCACATTCAGTAGTAATCGCATATTGATTTCCTTCTCTTTCACAAAGTTCTACTATACAATCAAAGTGTTTTTCTGTTGTATCTATTGCAGAGGATTCGTGAATAGGATTTTTACAATTACCTTTATGAGAACCCCATCTACCGTTTCCATATCCAACCGCAATATATTCGCATCCGTCTAATGTATAAATCTGATAATTTTGGTCACGATATATGGTAGCAGTATCGAGTTCTAATCTTAGATCTTCAGGAGCTTTAGGTCGTTTCTTTTCAGGTCCACATGAATACATCAATACCAATGCACTGATTAAGATTAAAGTCTTCTTCATTAGTTTAAGTTTATTGGATATCTTTCGAAATAGAATTTAAAGGTCAAATCGCATACTTGTTGACGCATTTCATAAATAATAGCCTTTTCATTAGGCTGAGATTTCTCCAAGTTATCAACCAATTTAGTAGCTAATCCCATTTGATCTATCGAATTACATGTATCGATAAATTCGTTTACCAAGTTGATTTCTTGGATTTTTGTCATTGTTGTCATATATTTGTTTTTAAAGTTTACAATTCAAAAGTGGGTTTCAACCATAACCCTTTAGAGAATACTAATTCGAAGAATCCTGGTATAAGTTTAGAATCAACCTCAGTTAACAATTTAATAGAAGCAATAGTATCGTGTTTCATCATTTTGAAAACCTCATCTCTTATTCTTTCAACTGAAACCGTAGTTTTAAGTTTTTCAAGAATTTCCGGTTGAGCCATTGCATCAAATATAGATTGGTCAATATCAAAACCTTTTGTGATGGAAAATCTTAATGCTCTAAGTATTCTTAAAGGATCATCCATCATAGTTTGAGCAGCCGGAAGAGGAGTTCTAAGTAATTTCCTTTCCAAATCGGCCTTACCTTCAAAAAGATCAATTAGATTTCCATCAAAGTCTACTGCTAATGCGTTTAAAGTAAAGTCTCTTCTTAAGAGATCATCTTCCAAAGTTCCAATTTCTAGTATTGGTTGTCTGGTTCCTGGTTTGTAACCAACCTCTTTTCTAGCCATTACAAAATCGGCAACCATTCCTTTATTGATAGAACTATCTGGAAATTTTGCTCTAATAGTAAAACAATCAGGAGTAGATAAGAAGATTTTGTAACCTTCAGCTTCCATCCATTCGGTCATTTTTTGGAATCCTTCCTCGACCGTTATATCGGTTCTATCAAGAACGAAAGTAAAGTCGATATCTTTTGAATCGATACCTATAATTTCGTCTCTTACGCAACCTCCAACTTTAAAAATTTCTGGCATATTATTTGTTTTTACGTTGACCTAATTTTCTTTTTCCTTGTGAAATTGTAACTTCTGTATAGCTTACCTCGTTTTCGAAGTTGTATTTGTCAAATTGAATAATTCCTTCTCGAGTAAACCGTTCGATTGTTTGTCCGGATTGAAGATTGAGAAATGTTTGTTCATCAACCGTGATGGAATCACCAACTTTGTAATGTACCGGTTTAGTTGAGTATCCTGCAGATTCGAGGATTGGTTTTTTTACGATGAGTTTGAATTCTGTATGTGTCATGATTTGTATTGTGTATTAAATTTATAGTATAAAAATAATAAAAAAAGGGGTAAGTTGTATCAACTCACCCCAAAAAGTTATTAACAATTTAATACAATCAAGATTCTTTATCGGACTTTGTAATGTCTTTAATAAACTCGAAATCTATTGGTGACCAATTCCAATTTTTTATGTTTGCACAAAAACGGTTAGGAATCTGATCTAATTTGGTTCCTCCATGTATATGAATAGAACCTTCATCTTTATTGGCCCAATTCTGTAAAGCCCAATGAGAGAAAACCGCATTAATTTTAGGGATTTCGGCAATTGGTGGTAGTAAAACATGTTTTCCACCTTTGATCAGGGATACTTCAGATAAATGCTTATCATAAGTTCCACCAACAAAGAAGATCTTTCCATTCAAATGAATGATTGCAGATTCTGAGGAAATTGGATCCCAACCAAAGTTTCCTAAATGGTATACAATATCAGTAGGCTTAACTTTGGAATTCCAATTATCTATGATTTGATCTTCCATATCTTCTACATTTTCAAATCCTCCATCAACCGCGGCTAAATTCCTACCGAAAAAAGTGTCGCTTGTTACAAATATATTCATATTTATTATATGCTTAGTTTTTTCTCTTGGTTCCTGGAATCAATCCAGCAGCTAAAGCTTTTTCGTAATTATCGATGATTTTTACCAATAAAGGATCTCTGACGATGTCTCCACGCTCAAATCTGAAATGAAACATTTGGTCATCTTCTCCTAGAATCTCTTTGATAAAAAATTCAAGAGCAACATACTTTTCATTGATGTCATTTTGACGACTATCACCAATTATAGCAATTTTAGATCCTTGACCGAAACGAGTTACTGTAGTCATTAATTGTTTAATATCTGCATTTTGCATCTCATCACAAATGATAAAAGAATCCTTAAAAGTTCTACCTCTCATATAGGCAATAGGCTCAAATTTGATTGTGCCATTATCTATAAACATTTTAAGAGTTTTTCCGTCAATCATTTCTACCAGATTGTCTAAGAAAGATTCCATAAAAGGCTGAACTTTATCCTTTTCGGAACCGGGTAAAAATCCAAGATCTTCACCCGAAGTCTCTAAAGGTTTAACAAGAATTATTCTTTTAATCTCTCCTTTTTGTAGAGCTTTAATTGCAGCCCAACATGCGGTGAAGGTTTTAGAAGTTCCTGGAGGACCAACAATAGTACAAATTCTAGAATTTTTAATTCCATTAAAAAGTTCATATTGTTTATCCGATAGCTTAACTGTCTTGTAAGAACCAAACTCTCGATTGATTGCTTCGTTTTCTAAATACTCATCGTAAGCTTCTTGAGTATTAACTTTTCCTTTGCGTTTTGTCATTAATTAATTTTCTTAAATTCAACATCTAACTTGGAATAATCAACCATATAGTAACCATTTTCATCTATCAATAAGGCATTTTCAAATTGAGTATCTAATAGATCTTGTGCCATTACACCTTGATATACAATTCCTGGTTTGTTGATGTATTGATATTCGTAAATAGTTAAACCATAGTTTGATTTTCCTATTTCTTTTATGAACATTTTTAATCGACGGTCTGATGATTTGTTTGCGATTGCGGTTGCTAATTCATTTATAACTGAAGGATTCATAGATGTAATGGAAACCTCTCTAGATCCAGCAGGAGCAGGTGTAGATTTACCTCCTTTAGATTTATCATCTTTACCGCCAGTTCCTTTTCCACCATCTCCTCCAGATCCACCAGATCCAGCAGCAGGAGCGGCAGCAACTGGAGCATTTGCTTTTGCTAGTTCTTTAAGTGCTTCAATTAATTCTTTGAAAGACTCTTCAATAGAATTTGTAACCGCTTTAGCAATTGCTTCTGGATTTTTAGAAAGCATTGCAATAGATTTCATCATTGAATCAGTAAGAGTCAATTTCTTAAGATCCATTCCATTGATGTGTTGTTGCATCAATTTCATAGATTTCTGAATTCTATCGTAATTATTAGCAACTTTATCGAATGCGGAAGCTTGTTGTCCTACCTTTTCAGAGTTAGTAGCGAATTGAGTAAAGTACCAAGAAGTCATATTCATGTCTTTATTCTTCTTGGGGTCAAATACGTCTTTTATAGCACCAAAATAATCAGTAATCATTTTAGTAGTTTTATCGGAATCTTTAACTTTTGCCCATACCTCAAGTGGTTTAGCAGCATTAGCAATAACATCTGTCATTGATGGTAATGTAGAAGTTGCGGATTCTATATAACTACCATTTTCGTCAATCCATTTACCAAAGCTATTCATCTCTCTACCAACAAGACTAATAATATCTCCAATAAGTCTACCGGCAGCCATTACCATTGCTTTATTAATCTTTAGTGGCTTTCCAGGTACTAATTTAGCATCTTTAGTTCCGGGATTGATAAGATCAAATGTTTGAATTTCTCCGGTAGCGAATTTAATAACTGCTTCAGTTATTTTAGCAACAGTATCTCCTAATCCTGCAAGAGCTTCAGTACCTTTTGTAACGTAACCATCAGAGAACCATCCTTCAGAATTAGCTTCCATTCTACCAACCTCAGCAATACCGTTAACTACAACTCCAAGAATATCCATAATGGTATTTGCAGCTTTAGTAAGATCAGCGTCAGATACTATTAGAGGTTTAGCAGGTACAAGTTTAGCATCTTTAGTTCCTCCATTTATTAACTCAAATTGAGGAACTTGGCGATTAGCCATAGATAAAACTGCATCCGTTATGTTCTTAAGATTTTCGCCAACTCCAGCTAAAGCTTGAACTCCTTTTGATACATAACCACCAGAGAAAAAACCTTCACCGGCAGCTTCTTCTCTACCAATTTTAGCGAATGCCATACCAACTACGCTAATAATAGACGCGATATTTTTACCGGCATTTTCGAGATCAGCACCTGTTAATTGTTTAACGCCTTTTGGAACTAATTTAGCATCTTTAGTTCCTGCGTTAATTACTTCATATTCAGTAATTCGAAGATTAGCAAAAGCTTTTACACCATCAGCTAAACCAACTAAAGTACCACCAGCTCTTGATAGCGCATTAATACCAGTTGAAACGAATCCTCCTCCAAATATAGCATCAATTAAAGGATTCCCGGACATTCCTGCCTTTTCTTGTCTACCAACATCTGCGAATGGTTTTGATATTGCAGTTATCACTTGAGCCATACCATATGCAGCATTCTCAAAATCAGTTTTTGTAAGTTTTCGTTTATTTTTGATTACTAATTTAGCATCTTTAGTACCTGGATTAACTACCTCCCATTCACTAACTTCTAGATTTGCCCAAGCTTGAACTCCTTCAGCTAATCCAGCAAGTACTCTACCAGCTCCGGAAAGCGATTGAATACCGATCATTAGATCCCATGGGTTAACGTAGAATCCCATTTTCTTTTGTCGTTCGTAATCAGTTACGATACCAAATGCTCTAACAACCGAACCCATTACATATTCTAGATTGTCTGCATCTGATTTGCCAAATTTTATTTCCTTGAATCTTTTTAGAGAATGAGATATAGGTAGTAACGCAAGACCGGCGGCTGTCATTACTGCAGCACCGGCAAGAATAAAGAAAGATCCAAATCCGAGAAGTCCAAATTCAACTCCAATCATCGCAATCGTAGCACCTAGAGTACCAACATCTTCCATTTTAACTTTAGCGGATGTCCATATTTTCAATCCAGTTGCAATTAATATAACTGCAACTGAAGCTAAAATTAATGCAACAGATCCAGCCATAATAAATCCAGGTATAGGTCCAAGACCAGCAACTAAACCAATAGCGGCCATTCCAACAATTGCAACTCCTAGAATAGCAAGATCTTCCCATTTAACTTTTGCACCCATCCAAACGGATAATGCAAATGATAGTATTAATATAGAAAGAGAAGCAGCAGCTATTGCAAATGCTCCTTTAAGAACATCGGCAAATACTTTACCGGTCAAGTAGAATATGAGAGCTAATGCACCTAAAGTTAATGTAACTAGTAGCACATCCCATGGAGAAACAGTTCCGGCAAAAGCTTTAACTGCCAATCCAACAAATATCATTCCGAGTACCCAAAGACCCATAACCAGTACGGTTTTAATCATTTTACCAACGTTGGAATCCACGAATTTAGAAATTAATATAGCGGTTAGTGCAATGGCTGCTGTAATCGTACTGAATATAATAACATCTAATAAAGCCTGTATACCAACTCCTCTAGCAAACCAAATTACTAAAGATGATAGGAGTATCAATCCAGTTATTAAAACTAATAGACCCATTACCGATGTTAACTTAACTCTATTTGCAAATTTACTTATTAGAACCATATTCAAAGAAAGCATTAACATCATTGCTCCGAATAGTAGAACATCTTGGAATGATTTTGGCGGATTCTTCATAGCTTCTGATGCAATAACTAGAGTCACCGCTTGGACTAGATTTGTTAATGCCATAACAAACATATCCATTTTCGAAACATCCATCTTCTTGATTAGTACACCAATTCCTATTAGCATTAATGCCATCATCGTAGTTAACACTGCCATCATTCCAATCTTCATAAATGTTCCTCCTATATCTTTAACTGCTTCCGCGGCAACTACAAGAGTTATAAGTCCGACGATACCAGTCATTGCAAGAACAAATGCATCTATTTTAGACATTAGCATTTTTTCGTCAACTTTCTTCATTTTCTGAGAAATTTTGACTATGGTGTTCATCATAAAGCCAATTACTAGAGATCCTATAAGAACTAAAGGAGCTGCTATACCGGCGATACTTGTTATTAGAACTAAAGTTCCTATCGTAGAAGAAAGAAGAACTAAGTATATACCGGATGCAATAATCGTTTTAGCGTCTTTAGAAACGTCATTAACTGCAGTCAATAAAGATTTCAATGAGAATTGCATAACTTTAACACCTATAATTACTAGAGGTGCAAGTAATGCTGCCATTGAAAGATTTTTTACTAATTTACTTATAGACAAACTAGTAAGAAACAACATAAGAACCGATTTCAAAGCGGTTGCTGGTTCAATACCTTCACTAGTTTTTAGAAGTATTCTAGTGGCATCTCTTAAAGAAATTGCTCGTTTTACAAATTTATCTCCAAATAAATTTTGCATAAATGTACCGGTCAGAGCTTTAGTAAGTTCGGTTAGCTTTGAATGGCCTAATATAAAAAAGTAAAGAGCAGAAAGTAAAGCATCCTGCGGAGTAACTGGATCTATCGATCCAAAAAGACCCGATTTCATTGGTTTATCACTACCGGTGGATAATAGTATTCTAGCAGCCTGTGCTAATGATCTAGCTCTTTTAACTAAAGGATCTCCGAATATACCCTGAACTCCAACTGACATTGCTAATGCCTCTGTCAATTTATCTAACCCAGCTATAGTTAACAATTTGAAATAACCAACAGAAAGTAAAGCATCTATGGGTTTAATAGGTTCATCTCCAAAGAATCCTTTCTTTTCCATATTACCTACACCTAATAGTATTCTAGTTGCTGATGCGATTGCTTTAGCTCTTTTAACTAGTGGAGAACCGATCCATCCAGCAACTCCTATAGAAACAGATAAAGCTTCGGTCAATTTACCCAATTCACCCATTCCTAATAGACGGAAATATGCAACTGAAAGTAAAGCATCAACCGGTTTAATATCGCTAGAGTAACTTAGGAGCAATTTAACCGCTCTAGTCAAAACCCAAGCTCTTATTAGAAGACCAAGACCAAACATAGGTCCGGTATTCATTATAGATTCTGCTATTGCTTGCAATCCTCTACCTAATCCGGTAAGAGTTGATTCTACTTTTTTACCGTCAATTAGAGTCAGTAAAAAAAGAACTGGTATTCCATCTATGAATTTATTAAGACCTCTAGCCACCCAAGGTAACATAGCAGCACCAACAAATACTTTAACACTTGCAAATTTCTTTAGATTTTCGGCAATATCTCCGAATTTGATAATAGCCAGTCCTTTGAAATAAAGAAGCGAAATAGCTGCCTTTGCAGGATCTACCCCATTAGCTAAATTAAGGAGTTCTCTAATACTCTGTGCGATTGCTTTGGCTCCGTCAACTAATATATCAGTCAGCAATCCGGCAACCGCAAGTACTTTAATCATATCCATTAAAATCTTAGGAATTTCTCCTACGGCTTTCATGAATCCTCCACCTCCTCCACCAGAATCTCCTCCACCACCTCCGCTTCCGGCTTGGCCTAGTTTTTCTATTTTAGATTCGATGTTCATTAAAATCTTAGTCTGCTTTTTTAGCTCAGCACCAAGATCATCCCGCATAACTCCCTCTATATTTCCAAGGACTACTAATGATTGTTCGTAAGTTCTTTCAGTTGAATCTAGCATCATATCCATCTTTTTAAGGATGGATAGCATTGCACCATTTACTTCTTCTTGTCTAGCTCCTGCCATTTATTAGGCTATCATATTTTTAGAGATGAGGGTATCGAAGGGAAGTTAGCTCCAGAGAAGCTCGGTATCGATGGCATTTTGAATCCTGCAGAATTAAGGTCTTTTGGAACCATTTTTCTTGCATTTTTCATGGTTTCGTTAGTGTCCATGTTACTTTGTTGTCCTTCTTCGGCCTCTTGTTTCTCTTTTAGTATATTTATCAAGTTCTGAACGATATACTCGTACTCATAATACGGCATAACCTCCACTTCTGAAGGTTGTAGCCGTAAATGATACAATAAATAAGTTTTAGTCTTAAAGAAGTTCTCCAGCGATATCTGAAACAACGAAAAGACTTTTGATTCCTCCGGGAAACGTGATCTGTGTGCGCACCTCCGTACCGCACTTCTCACATTCTTTGAATAGTTGCTCTTTAACGCCTATTTTACACATTTCAGTTAACGCATTGAATGTTTGGTATTTTGTAGTATTCCACTGCATAAATTCAATTTCCAAATTTTTGATTTTTTGTTCATTGAATCCTCTCCAATCGGTTGTCATGTAAGGAAGGTTCTTAATAAATGAAGGATCTAATTTCTTTCCTTCTTGCTCTTGAACTCTTCTGATGTAACGAGTTACTTCTCCCATAACACCAATTGATGGCGGAGCCATTTCAATTGTTCCTGAAGTTTTTGTAGGAATCACATACATTTTTCTTTCTTCGTTGTAGTATTTAGCTAATTGCTCTGGAATCTCGTTAGTTTCGAAAGATTGATTATTAATCAAGATTTCGTTATCATGATTACACTCTCTACAAGGAACTGTGATTGCTAATTTATTTTCTCCGTTAGCAAAAGTAAGATCTCTAATAGTCATAATTACATGGATACGATCTTCCTCACGCAAATCTTTGAAAGATGCTTGTTTTCCAGGAAATCTCATCATTAAACATCCTTTAATGATTTCATTTAAAGCTTCATCTACTGAAAATGGATCTTTTTCATCGATAGTAGAGAAATGACGAATTTCTTTAACTGATGCAGCGCGGATAAAGAATCTAGCTCCCTCTGCATAGTAAAGTCCTTTAGATGGGAAATTTGATGGCCAAATTTCATGATAACCAGGTAGTAATGCGGGTTCATCATCTCGATCAGTATATGCTGAAGCTTTACCGAGTGATGTAGGTTTAATTGGCTCTTCACTAATAGGTTGGTTTGCATGGAATTCTCTGCTTTCTAGATCTCCAGCTGCATTTTCATAGTTGTTTTCGTTACTCATTTTCTATTTTGTTTTTTTGTTCTAATGTTTTTTGAATAATTTTTTTTACGTCTTCATTAACAAACGAAGATTGTTCTCCTTCATATTCTTTTATATGACTGAGTATTAACTCACGTACATACGAAGATACAGTCACTAACTTTCCGCTTTGTATTGCATATTGCAAAATGATATTTTTAAGTTTGTGATGGTCTGTGGATGAAAGAAGAACCTGAATCTTTTCGTCTTTAGGTGCCTTCATGATTTTTCATCTTTTTTACTATATATCTGGATTATCTGATTATTTTATTAAAAGAGTATAAAAATATGTTAATCAAAATAGTTGCCATTTAGGGATACTAATTTTTCCTAAAGTATTACCTTATTAAAAGAACAATGGTTCACTAGAAATCATCTAGTGAACCACAGGGATAAAGCTTTTATTATTTATTAGAATTTACCTTCGGAATTACGATACTTGGTAGTTAGTTTTGGAACATAAATCATTTGATGGTCGTTCTTCTCATCTTCAACAACTCGTTTGATTCTTTCTGTATTATCCCAATCTCCAGGAAAACATTCCTTTCTACGAGGGTCTGTTGATTTTTGTTTATCCCAAGTACGGTATTTAATGTACTTGAGCGGTTCCATTTTCCAAGTCATAGCAGAGTGACATTGTCCTCCAAGACCTAATGTGTAATTGTTTTCTTCGATTGGAAATTTACCCTTTTCCGGAAAATACATGTAAGAACCTGCATCTCCTTTAACTCTTTTCTTTCTTGCTTGAGTTAAACAATAGATAACATCAGGGAATTGAGTATATGCTTGTGCATGTACTTTAAGATGATCTTTTTGCCATGCATCATCATGATCCAATCGAGAAAAGTATTTAATACCATCTTTTTTCATTTGATCTATGATATGATTTGCTGCAGTATTACCGCCAGTCAAATGTGGAATAGATCCTTCATATTTGTCACGTTCTCCTGGAGTTTTCATGTTATCCATCCAATACTTGTCTTTAGGAAGAATAGATGCAACTAGCTTTTCAATTTCAGGCCATTCATCTTGAGGATATCCATCACCCATAATGTATGCCTTCCATCCAGGAAATGATTGTTCTTTGATTGAATTTAGACAATCAGTAAGTACCTTTTCGGTAGTCATGTGATTACCTCTTTTACCACCGTCTATTTTGTAAGTGGTTATACAAACACCAAATTTGATGTCTTTATTAGGGGTTTCGGTTAATGCAGCTTCGTTTATAGATTGTAGCTGAACGAATTTAGATTGTTCGAATAAAAAATCTTCGTATTTCAAAAATTCCATTTAGGACTAGCTTATTTTGATATTTATCTTACTTTTCTTGCAGGAACACCAACATAAGTTCCTGGTTCATTTATATCTTCTATGACTACTGCACCAGCACCAACAACAACATCATTACAAATTTTGATATTTGGTAATATAGTTGCACGAGTACCTATTCTACAAGATCCACCAATTTCAGCACCTCCGAGGATTTCAGCTCCTGGCATGATTTCACAGAAATAACCAATTTTAGCATCATGATGTATTGAGGCAGATGTATTAATTAAACATCCAGCACCTATAACAGCTCCTGGTTCTATAATTACATTAGACAAAATAAGATTTCCTGGTAGGATTTCGTTTCTAATATCTTCAAACACGTTTGCATTTTCTGATATAACCGTCATTGGAGTTCCTTCTATTTTAATTAATTCAACAAAGAAAAATTCTCTCCATTTTGGGTCTCCTACGCATACCGCAAATGAGAATGGTTCATTTATTTCTTCTAATGAGTTTATAACTCTATGTCCATAAAAACTTTCAGGAGCAGTTTCCGTATTATCAAAGAATACTAGGTCATCTAGTGTAGATCGGTTTTTATTTTTAAGATCTACTAACGCTTGTTTAGCAAGACCTCCAGTTCCAATAATTAATTGCATTTTTATTTAGCTATTTTTTTGCGAAGTTCTTTTAGATCATCCGTGTACATTTGTACAGGTTCTAATTTCGAGATTCTAATCGATTCTTCAGTATTTGCTTGAACTTCCTTAAGTAATTCTTCATAATTTTCTTTCGTTAACGAATGAATCGCCATTGAAAGTAGATATGAATATGTATCATTAACTTTATCGAATTTCATTTTTTCAAGATCAGTAATAATGTCATTCTTAGGTCTGTTATTGATTTTTAGCTTACCATCAATTATTGATTTGATAAATCTAGCACGATTTGAAAGATAAATGTTTCTTTTACTTAATTCAGAAAGCAAATAATCTTTTCTTTTTTGATAGAAGCTTAATCGAAACTTAACGAAATAATTGATTAGTTCGATAACATTTTTGAAGATAATCAATTTGCCATTTTCGTCAAGACATGTTAGATTTTCAGTTTCTGCTTCAATTAAACGAAGAGTTCCTTCAAGTTGACCCTTTTTAATTCTATCAGCTAATTCAGTTCTAGAAAACTTAACTACATAATTAATTCCTTTTGAACAATTATCATCGTAAAATTGCACGATTCCTTTGTCCATTAATTGGTTTAACCAAGATTCGTATTTTTGATAGGTTGTACTAGGAGGCAGTTCAGTAATTTCAACAGTATTTGTATTTTTTACTTGATGAACTCCTTTAATTACGAATGAATTTTCTGTACCTGCAACCTTTTCAACCGGACCATTAAAATCTTTCCACCAAGGAAGAGGTTCATCGAATTTCTTACCACTAAGAGATTTTAGACAAGCATCAATTAAATCAATTGGATTTCGATTAAGGATATTAGTAGCAAATCCTACTGCAATACCTGAAGATCCGTTAAGAAGAACTGTTGGAATGATAGGAAGGAAGAATTTAGGTTCAATTTCAGAACCTTCTTCATATTGAGATTCTACCAATTCAAAATCTTTATAGATCAAACGAAAGTTACCATTCAATTTTGTACTGATATATCGAGCAGCACCAGGTTCAGGAGAACGAAGAGAACCAAATTGACCAATCTCATCTAGAAGTGGCATTGAGTTCTTAAACGATTGAGCCATACCAATGATAGCTGCATTAAGAGAAGCATCACCATGATGGTAATGTGCATCAGCTGCAATTCTACCACCAAGTTGAAATACTTTAACCGGTTTTTCAGAACCTGATTTCCATACTCGATTTGCAACATGAATGATTTTTCGTTGAGTTGGTTTGAATCCATCGATAACCGAAGGTATTGCTCGGTTTTCAATCGTGTACATACCATAGGTTGCATATTCATCTGATAGATATGCAGTTACTTCCTTTTCAGTTGCTTTTTTAAGCGTTTCTTCCTTTATCATATTTACGTTTGTTTAGAATTTACCGAACATCATATGTTCTCTACATTTTTGAACTTCTTTATTGATGAAGTCCATCCATTTCCAAAGTTGTTTTAGTTTTTTCATTTTTGTAAAAGCATTTTTTTACGAGGAGCAGAATCTCCACCAAACCAAGCTTTAAGAGATTCTTTGTATAGTTTATCATTTTTAATTCTGATTAATCTAGGATTTTTTATGATTTCTTCATACTCATAATCTTCTAAAGATGCAAGTCCTTTCTTGTATTCGATTTCCCATTTTCTAGGATCATTTTTAGTTTCCCATGTATTGTATTCGTCATTTGAATAGAAATAAAGAATTTCTTTTGATTTTTTAGCAACAACCAAAGGAGTTAGTACTTTGTAAATTCTTCCTTGGTCAAATAACTCTGGCCAATATCTATTAAAGAAATTTATTAGCAAAGCAGCAATTGCATCACCATCAGGATCTGCATCTGTGTAAATTAGTACCTTACCATATCGAAGATTTTCCGGATCTTCTCCTAATTTCAAACCAATAGATGCCATTAAATTAATAACTTCGTCGGATTTGATTACTTCGGTATTTTTCATTTCTGATACATTAAGAAATTTACCTTTAAGAGGGAATGCTCCAAATGATTGTGCATCTCTAAATTTACGAACTGCAGATAATGCAGACATTCCTTCAAAAATTCCTAAAGTGCAATTTCCACGTTCAGTTCTTGATTTTGCATCGATTAATTTCAAAATCTTACTTGTAGAAAGAGACGAATTTAATTTTCTTAATTGAGCTTTTTCTTCAGCATTTTTCTTTTTATCAATCCAATCTAGAATAGATGCAACAATTTCGGATGCAAATACTTGTTTGATTAGTTTATCGGAAACTGTATGAGTAGATCCAAAATCTTTAGGTTCGGTGATTAATCTTTCTTTAGTTTGAGATGAGAATGCTGGATTGATAATCGTACAATTAACAAACAACATCATATGATTTCTAATGTCGGATGGTTTGATTTCGACTTTATGTTTTTTCTTCATTAATAAACGAATGGCATCTACAATTTGAAGCATTACGTGATTAACGTGATTACCAGCTTCCTTAGTCTCGATTGAGTTAACATAAGAAATTGTTTGATAACCATTACTTGAAGGAGCAACCGCAATTTCCCAACGTTCAGATCTTTCGTAAAAAGGAGCATCTACATAAAGTTCAGCATATTCTTTGAAATTTCTGAATCGGATTTTTTCACCATTGAATTGAATCTTCAAATTAGTATTACACGCTGCAATTTCTACTAGACGTTTACGCATTAGATCCATATAGATTTTGGTAATTCCGGTCATTCCGAAATAAGCATAATCTGGAGTATAAGTAATTTCAGTAAATCTTTTGTCAGATGCTTTAATTTTTGGTTCAGTTCTTTCACTCATTCCGTTAAGAAATGTCTGATCAAATTGATTTTTACCATCTGCGGTTAAAATTCTAAAAGAAGTTGAGAATATATTTGTTAGTGTAGAACCAACACCATTTGTTCCGGCTACATCGCGTTCTTCACTATCATCGAAGTTAGAACCTGCACGGAGATTAGAAAAGATTAATTCAGGAATCCAAATGTTTTGAACATCGTGAATAACAACAGGAATACCTCCATTATCATAAATTGATACAGAACCAGTAGATTCGTTAACTTTAACGACAATAGAATCTAATTTAGGATTTCTTTTTGATTCGTCTACCGAATTTGATACGATTTCATCGAATAACTTCATAAAACCTGGTATGTATTCAACATCAGTTTTTTCGAATTTCTTATCTTCGTTTTGAAGCCATTCAGTAGCATTATTTAATTTAATAGAACCAACATACATTCCGGGACGTAATCTAACATGTTCAACGTCTGTGAGTACTTGATACTTAGAGGATATTGTTTTTTGTTTGCTCATTAAAATGATTTTTAATTAATATGTATTCAGTCATTTTTTGGTTTCGAAGGGATGTAATCATAGATATACGAAAGTGCCAATAAAAGACGATCTAATCTGATTTGATAGACTTGTTCTTTGGCGGTTAATCGCTTATAAGATCCGTTTCCTTTATACTCGTAATGATATTTACCTTCACTGTCCGAGTGCCAATAGTTTTCTGGAGGCATAGTTTTTTATTTATGTGAGTATTAAATTTATAGTATAAAAATAATAAAAAAAGCCGAGATTAAAAAATCTCAGCTCATAAAGTTATTAACAATTTTACTTTTTATTTCTTCTGAATAATGAATTCATTCAAATTTTTCAATCCAAGTTCATCATGTGCTTTAGCTGCATTTTCAAAGTTACCAATAACGTTCCATCCATCGAAAGAACCATCTCCACACATTTCATCAACCGCTTTTTTCACACCAGGGGAGTCTTTATGATCTTCATAATCATCAAAAACGATGAATCCTCCAGGCTTAACAAGTTCGTTGTAATTTTTAAAGTCCTTCTTAACTACTCCATAAGCATGAGATCCATCAATAAATAACATATCAACACCTTCGCCAATAGCCTTTTTAACTGATTCAACCATTTTCTCATCATCAGAGAATCCAACAAATTTCTTAACTTCTTTACCTTCTTTGATGTAATTTTTGATGTTATTATCGAATTTTTCCTCTTGTTTAGGAATGGCTTTGAAAGGATCTATAGAATAGTATTTCTTGGCATTTGGATTTTGTAACATTAAGCACATAGATCCACCGCAATAAGATCCGATTTCCATATAACTTTCAAAGGTCTCTCCGCACATTTCACCTAATGTATGTAGTACATGTATATGATGATGAAAAGTCTTACCTTCAATACTTTCAGCAATTTCTTTAACCATATCATTGCCTTTTTTATAGCTCGCGTGATTCAGAATATCTTCTTTGGTATACATTTTAGGACCTGAAGATTTCTTGGATTCGAACAACATCCAATCGTTAAAGTTCAAAATTTTTTTCATTTCGGAAGTTCATTTATTATTTTTTTGAGTGTAATTTCATCTAATTCTGAATGACATGGAATACAAAGTATTCTTTTATAGAGATCTTTTGCTACTCTCGTTCCTTTAAGAGGAACATAATACTTTTTAATTTCAGCAGTACTATATTGAGGAATACTAACTGGTTTGTCATAAACTACAGTAAAGCAATTAACAAAGGTATTGCTAGGATCTGCATAATTTGATAAAGTTTTAAGTCCAGCCTTCTTTATCAATTTTAGGAAAAGCGTATATAGTTTCTTGTGATGATTAACATATCCATCAAAGTTTCTTTTTACATGTTGGAATATAAAAGCGGCAGAAATATCGGACATTCTAAGATTCGATGCATTACGATTCCAAACTCCCATATCAAAGCCAAAATTTAAAGCTTTTCTGATATCATCTTCAAATTCAACATCACATATAATAAGTCCACCTTCACCGAAACCTAAGGGCTTTGTATGATGTAAACTTACAAATGTGGCGTTTCCGCAATTCAAAGAGTTACGTCCTTTATAAAAAGTCATAGGAACCGTAGCATTATCAAATATAAGTAACTTTCCATTATCAGCAGCCCATTTCTCGTATTTCTCAATATCACTTACCAATCCAAATAGATTAGTAACTACGATACCATCTTCATTACCTTTTATCGAATTAAGATCAAAAGAAAAATCGTCTGGAGTTATATCGACTATATGAGTACCTTCAAAAGGTCCTTGAACCGAAGATGGAAAAGAATAGGCTTGAGTTGCCCATTTATGTTTCTTTCCTCTTTTTCGGTTTATACCATGACCGATAGCATGTAAAGCTGCACTTCCATTACCTGCAAGTATACAAGCTTTATTGGATTCTATTTTAAGTATCTCTCTGAAGTAATCTTCGAGTTTAGATACTAAAGGACCGAAATTAGTGTAGTGATTTCTGTCCTTAGATTGCTGCAAAAGGTCTTCCACCATCGGGAAGTCTATATCCTTTCTATTTAACCAATTGATATACAAATGTAGTATCTTTATTTTGTAGTGGAAGTGAATTACCAGACTTACCAGAATTACCTGAAAATCTATTTACTTTCAACTGTTTCAACCAGTAATGGTTATATGATAAATTGAGGTAGTCAGTTTCACAGTCCATTTTTGGATCATTTTTATATTTATCCATCACTACATATAATAAAAAAGACAACAAAACCTCAGATGATAGCGAATCTCTGAGGTTTCTATTGCCGTAGCAATAATCGGTCCTAAGTCCAATGTTATTGAATGTTTAAGTCTGTAGAAAAAGGGAGAACTTTCGAACTCCCTTCATTCACATTGTTATATGAATTGATCTCTAATTTTCCCGAGACCCAGGCTACTAGTTTATTAAACGATGTTTTCTGTCCACCAGTCACATCTCCAACCGATTCCAGAGAAGTCGATTTTCTCTCCTCCACCGTAATCAAGACCCATTTCAGGTAGGTCTCCTTTAGGAACACAATCATGGAAAGTTCTTTGCCAGAAGATGTCTCCTTTTCTATTGAAGTTTGTAACAATGATAGTACCAACGTAACTACTTTTAAGTCCTTGTTCACCAGTAAGTGGATTCCAAACTAATCTCCACCAATCACGAAGTGTTTTGTAGACATAAAGTTCGTTAGCATCATTTAAGTTCAAAGAGAAGTCGATCGTTAAGTCAACTGTAGTTCCTGAAGGAACACCAGAAGCATACGAACGAGTTGCCCATTTATATTTTTGTTCAACAACCTCTGATCCTTTATCTTGAGTCAAACCGCCAATTTTGTTAACATGTTCGATCAAAATATCAGAACCGGATATCCCATTAGGGGCTAATACGGTTACCTCGAAGAGGTTTTGATACATTGGTTCGTAATACTTAGTAGCGGCTTTGCTATTTAAGAAATGTGATAAACCTGCCATTGTATGTTTTTGTTTATTTTCGTTTAATTATTTATCTAAGTGATCCCGGAAGAGATCCATAAGAATCTCTTCCAAGTCACAAATTGTTATATGAAGTTACCTGTTGCGATAGCTCCAGTTTTTAGAATTGTTGTTCTGTGTACTAGAATACCCATTCCTCTAACAGGTTCGATGTAAGTATCTAAGATACCAATATTAGAATCAATTACCTCGTTAGTGTTATTAGTACTATCCATGATGTTTTGGAAGTCGAATACACCTCCATCAGAAAGAATCTGAGTTAAGAAGTTATCTGCCAAAGTTTTAATTTCTAAACGATTTTGAGCAGTATTGAATTCCCAACGGTAATTTTTAAGAATAGCTTCAATTCCATCTTGAATGTAAATTAATAACTCTCTAACGTGAATTTGAGAAAGAGCAGATTTTACATTTTGTTGAGCAGTTTGGTTAGCATTAATAACTAGTCCAAATCCACGTTTGTTCAAGATTGCATTGTAACCAAATGGTTCGATGAAGTCTAGATCTGTACGATCGAATGCATATTCAACTCCAACAATACCTTGACCTGTAACGATACCTCTACGAGGACCAGCTACAATCGAATAAGGAAGAGCTAAATTATATTTGTCGATATACAAGTTAGATATCTGAGCAGCAGGTGGAATTGACATATTTCTTCCAGCCTCTCTTATAATTAAGTTAGGACCGTAGAATGCTGAGTAGTTAGCTCCATCTGCAATACCAGGAAGTGTAAACACATTTGATGGGTTAAGATCAAGATTACCTCCAGTTGCAATATACTTAGGATCAAAAGATGATGTAGAATCAAATTTGAATAGAGGGTTAACTGAATCTCTGAATTCTTTCACCGATGGCATATTACAAATTGCTAAAGAAGACATTTGTCGTTTAGCCAAACGAGTTAGACGAATTTTTGAAGCAGGCTCGATTCCACCTTCGAACGAATCGACGATGTAACGATATGTGATAACATCTCTATCAGTTAATGTAGCTGCAATGTTTGTATCATACATTACGTCTAGAATTTCATTTTGACGAGTTAACGTTCCATCAGGAACTTGAGCAGCTCTTAAAGTATATCCAGAAAGTGCATGAATATGGTAATGATTAACGAAGTTTTCTACTGCTTTATATCTTTCGATTTCGTATTTAGCAGTTAAAGAATTGAATCTTAGGAAGATAGGATCGTTAGTAATTACTTTGATTTTTTTGTAATCAACCGATGTAGGATCTTTAATCTCAGAAACCGTAATGATTTTAGTTAAACGAGATTTTCCAGTTACAGGAGATGTTTCAGTAGCAGCTCCGGTTCCTCCAAAGTTCATTACTAAATAATCACCAACTGCAATTTTACCATTGTAATCTCCGTTTGTATTGTCTAACCAAATCGTAGTTACTGGATCTGTATAAGAACCATAAACCTCAAGAGATTCATTGATAGCTCCGGTAAATGTATTAACCGTATAAGTAGGTTGAATTGCGATTGGAACAGGTAAAGTTAAAGCCTCATCAGAATAAGCATTAACCACTACGTAATTAATTACTGATGAGAAGATTGGAGCTTCGGCTCCAAATACGTTTTCATTTGAACATATAGTTCCAATAGCGGTTGTATCGAAATTAGTTTCGTTGAATCTAGAGAATTCAGCATAAGCAAAAGCAGTTCCTCCAATAGTAATTCTATCTGCATCAGTAATGATACCTGAAAGATTATCTTGGTACATATCAGATTCAACTAGTGCGAATACATCGGTTGCATCTCCAAAAGTATGAACTAATGAAGGGATGATAGGTAAAGAAGCAGTTCCGGTAAGTGGACCAGAAACTCCAGATTCGATTACATAGAAGCTAGAAGAAGTTGCCGTAGGACCAGTAACTCCTGTATCTGCTTTAAGAGATATTTTAAGAGTTAACGTATCTAAAGCTTCATCATATTTTTCAGAATTAACTTTTACGAAATTAGCGTATTGAGCCATTCCTACAGTTTCTGCTTTGATGAAAGTTTTGTTAGGAGCAACAGAATTTCTGAAGTCTAAGAAAGATTGTGCACTTGGGAATGCACATGTGTAATTTGCTGGTAGTGTAGCAGCAGGACCGTAGATAGTAATTGTATCATAATATCCAGATCCAGGAGCATAACCGGTAGCTCCGATTAATCCGGAAGAAGCAGTAACTAATGCATTAGCACCAGTTTGTCCAGCAGTTGCAGCGATAACTAAAGAAGTTACTCCTTTAACGGTTGCATATGGTAATGAATCTACGATAGGACCATAATAAGAAAGGTAATCTAAAGTTGTAGGAGCTTCACTTTCTAATGTGTGACCTACAAGGTCAATTAAATCTCCTGAAATTTCTCCAGGTTCGTCATCTAATTTATCGTTATCGAATCCTAAAAGTAAACCGGTTTTTGAAGTTTCTAGATTAACTAGATCTTCGATATACAAATTAGATCCGTTTTTATCTTGGAATTCCGGAAGTAAAGCTCCAGTATAAACTCCTAATACATTAACAGTATCAAGGTTTAAGAATGATTCAAGACCGTCTCTTTCAAAACCGTATTGATCTACGTAAGTCTTTTTAAGACCTTGTGCATCGAAATAAGGTCCAAATACAGGATCTATTGCAAGTACTGTGTAATTAGAAAAATCTCCTTCTACGATGATTAAATCGATCATATAATCACTAATATAATCATTTTCGTTCATGTATTCTGGGATTTGTCCAACTGCAAACCATTCTTTTGCAAGTATATTAAATCCTAGAATGTCAGATTTTCTTGCAATTACAGAAATAGTTTTTCTACCAACGTTAGCAACGTTAAGTAAACGTTGTTTAGTAACTGATTGAGAAGATCCGTTATTTGCATAATCAACTAAAGCATTAGGATCGACAAACCAGAATTTATCTTGGTTAAAGAAACTAGAAACTGGAGAAGATACAGTTGGTGAGTTAGTCATTGATGCAGAAGTCGAGATAGACTTAAATTGTGATTTGTCTGCATCTGTTAAATTAAGAAGGTTCAATACAATAACCGGACCTCTATCTAGACATGTAAGAACGGTTCTATGAAAATAAGATCCTTTTCTTTCAAGCGCGGTATCAATATCACCAAAAACTGTTCTAAAGAAAGTTGAATCCTGAACGAATACTGGAGTATTGAAAGGACCTTTCTTAGAGAATCCGATGATTAATCGAATAGTCTCAGAAGGGATACTGATAATTTGGCTCTTATCAAATTCTAGACGATATACGCCAGATGACTTGAATTGTTGTAAACTTGGTGAAAGTGCCATTTGTTATACTATTTTTTTAGGTATATATCTTCGTTCCGAAATTATTTTAGATTAGAAGAAATCATAGTTTCCATCATCCCTATCTGTGCTTTCTAACACTTCGTCGATGGCTTTTTGGTAAAGAGGATCAATAAAATCATAATACTCTTCAATAATTTCCATAAAATCTAACGTATCAAAGAATGAAGAACTGTTGATTATAGTCATCATAATATCGTCGTTTCCTGTCTGTGCTGAATAGGTTCCATTAGGATTTCTTGAGAATAGCTCGGCTTCTTGTATAGATCGTTTCTCTTTAACGATTATTCTTCCTTGAGATATTAACTTTTTAGCTTTCTCGCAATAAAGCTTTTTGGAATCTTTTTGAATTCGCAATCCAGGATTCTTGGTTTTAGCACCAACTCTGTGATAGTATCTAACAATAACTTCTTCATCGAAATCATTGCTTGACGGATATAAAGTGACCATGTTTTTTAGAAGATGAGATCCGTATGTATTGTATTCAACAATCAATCGAAGGTTTTCTTGATTAAAAACATCAACTGTTAACGAATAAAGTATTTTAGAAACATCATCTATGTTATGTAAATTAGAACGGAATATGCCAACTTGTTCAATTCCGAAAAAATCAGATATTGAGCTCGGAGAGGTTACTTTTTTGATTTCATCTTCTGATAGGCAATTCACTTGGAATATATTGAAAACCGTATAATCTCGTCCGATACCTTCGGAAAGATCTATTGTCATTACAAAGAAATTTTCTTCGTTGTTGATATCAGCAATATCAAATTCAGGATCCCATCGTAAACCAGAATAGTCAATACAAATATCATCTAGTGGATCGATTTCTCTAAATTCAAAATCTCTTTCAAATCTCTTAAGTCTTAGTAACTCTTCTGATGAAAGGAGCAACGAAGATGATGATAAGAATTGACATCCGTATTGTTGATTGAAGGCTTCTTCTGATCCTAAATTGGCTATCTCTCGAGCCTTCCAATCTTCATCTCTTCCGGGAACTTCCCACCAATCTACTCGGATTGCAGTGTACTCATTCATATTACTTATAGCTCCTTCATACAAATCATGGAATAGGTCATATCCATTAGGTGTACTTGTTATGATAACTCGAGAGATCGTAGATGATGAAAGCGTAGGATAAACGTTCTCATAAAAAGGACGCTTAATACTTTCCATAATATGAGCAAACTCATCCAGGAATAATAAGTGAATGGTAAAACCGATACCTCCAGTCTTGGTTGTGTTTTGACCAATGATTCGACATTTATTATCGAACATCATAGTCATAACGTCTTTCTTAATTACGCCTGGCTTAAGAAAGAATGGAAGACCTTCAACAATTGCTTTGATTTTATCCATAATTTCCTTTGTAGTAGCTCCTTTGTTGGACATAAGGAGTACATTTTTATCAAAGTGAAATAGTAGATACCAAGTTAAAAAGATAGATGAAGTGATAGTCTTACCAATTTGTCGAGGAGCTAAAAAGATATTCCATCGATTGTCTTGGTATGATCTAAGAACCTTTTCTTGATATGGTCTTAATTTGATCTTCATGTAACCTTCATCGGTCATTACTTGACAATACTTATTGGCAAAATGCACAATATCTTTTGCACATTTTTTTAGTTCTTCAAATTCTTCGTCTGTATATTCGAAAGTGATATTTCCTTTTCGATAATCAGGATTTCCCTCGTAAAATGGATGTTCGGCTGTATTGTAACCTTCTTCCATTGCAGCCAGCAATTTGTCTACTTTTTCAGTAGTCCATATCAGACGATCATCGCTTTCAGAAGGTTCTTTGTATTCTTTTACGGTAAATGACATATCATTTTCTTTTTTGTTCCATAAACCAATCTATAGTCATTTTTAGACCTGGTTCTAATTCTATTGATGGAATGTACCCAAATGATTTTGAGTTATTTATATCAGCTAAAGAATTCTGAATTTCTCCTTTTCTTGGAGATTCGTAAATAGGTTCAATATCAGAATTTAGACTGTCTTTGATTATTCTATAAAGTTCGTTAACGGATGTAGTTTTTCCCATTGCTACATTAAAAATAAATGATCCATTTTCATTTACATTTTTAATCAAATGTATGTTAAAATCAACAACATTTTTTACATGAGTAAAATCTCTAGATTGAGTTCCATCTCCATATATGATTGGAGACTCGCCATCAACAATAGATTTTATGAATTTTGGAATAACCGCAGAGTATTCTGAATCCCATTTTTGATTTTCTCCAAATACGTTAAAGTATCGCAATCCATAAAAATTGATTCCATATATCTCATTTGACTGTCTAGCTATCATCTCATCCATTCGCTTACTTAGAGCATAAGGAGAAAGAGGTTTTCCGATAACCGTTTCTTTTTTGTATTCAGCCGGATCGTCTCCATATACAGAAGATGAACTTGCATATATGATTTTTTTGATGTTGTTATTTTTTGCAGCTTCAACGATATTCATAAAGCCACATACATTATTTAACATGTAATCTTTTGGAATTTCCATAGATTTTGGAACAGATCCCCATGCTGCTTGATGACATATAACGTCAATTCTTTCGCAAATTTCATTTACTAACTCAAAGTCACATATATCTCCTCTCATTAAAAAAATCTTGTCCGACTTTACTAGGTTTTTAGGATCTCCATTTACCAGGTTGTCAATTATGAAGATTCTTGTAATTTCTGGATCTTCACATAATTTGTTAGCTATATTAGATCCGATGAATCCAGCACCTCCGGTTATTAGTACATTCATATTTTATTTATTTCGTTAACAATTTCGTATTCGATATTCCAATCAGTATTGCATAGAGGGTCACTTAAAAAAATTTCTCTATTTTTTGATGTATCTCTATTTATATGTTTAGTAGAGAAAGCTGGATCAACTTCTAATTTTATAGGAGCAATTTCAAATGAATAACCTAATCTTTTTGCTCTTCTAATGAAATCAATATCGGACATTCCATAATTGCCACTATAAATGGTATTCCATCCTCCTATTTTTATATAGTCTTCTTTTCTTATTAGGATGTGTGAAGGATTTGGTAGTAATTGCTTATCTCCACAAACTCTATTAAAGTGAAAAATTGTTTTGTCCGGGATATCTATTTTAGAAATTTCTGAATAATCTGCTCGATGATCTAAATCAAATCTCAATATAACATCTCCTTTACATTTAAGAACTCCAAGGTTAACTGCATCCGAATTGAATAACAAATCTTCTTTTATTCTGTAGACATTTGCCCAATCTATCTTTAGAGGAGAAGGACTACAATCGTCAACTACTACTAGGTCTAAATCGCAAGATCTCAAATTAGATTCTTGCCACATTAATGCATCGTATGAATTGTAGTAACAAGTGGATAGGCTTAACATAAATCTAGATATGATTTTGTATTGAATCTGCGTTCATGTATTCTTTTTCTTTTATGACGTTACTATATCCAGCACTATCACCGTAATGAAGACATTTTAGTTCTCCATCGGAATATCCAATCCAAAATTCAGCTTCATGTCTATCTCCAATTCTTATTCTATCGATATCCGGCAAAGACTTTATATAGCTTGATTTTGACCACCAAAAATTGCCAGAAAAATGTTTTGGATTCCTTTTGTACCTGGATTTGTATTCTGATGTTGACCACCAGAATTTGTCGGTTGATCCCGATACACTCTCCATTGATGAAGGAGTCTCTCGTATTTTAACACCAACTGCATCATATCCGTCTTTTAATGATTCAATACAAGAAGAATAATCATCTATCAAATAATGCTCCATGTATCTTCTCCAAGCCCTTATAGGTTCTATTCTACGAGCATCTTTAATTTTACTAACTCCTTTGGTATGTAGGTAGTAACAATAAAACTCGTCTTTTGATGCCATCTCTTTAATCTGATTTAAGATTCCAAACTCATACTCATTCTGATTAGTTAGGTGGATCCTTATATCGACATTGAAATTCTTTTTATATGAATCGATAATTTTATTAAAATCCTCTAGGTCTGAATCTACTTTGTAATAGACTCTTAAGAATAAAACATTGGTATCTTTCATTAAGTTAGAATTGAACAATCTTTCCATTTGCTCAACGACTATAGATTTCCAATCATTAATGAGAGCTACAAAATAGAACCCGTATATTCGCATACCTTTCACCGATATATCTTCTTTTTGACTACGGTAACCCAAATCAAGGTAATTTTTTATGATTCTTTTCAAAGAGGTCTTTTCTTTGATCTCTTTCATTTTTTTCAATGCTATATTCCATTCAGCTTTACCAAATGTACTATAAATCTTTTTTATGACATTATCCACCGATTCATCATTAGGATCGCAATAGTAAGGATAATCACTTCCTAGCATTTCTATGTTATGAGCACTTCTATTAGCGATTACTGGACATCCAAGAGACGCTGCAGTTGATATCTTAGTCAATGGTTGTATCTTATCATCTTCGCCCTTTGGTTTGACGGCGTAGTGAACGTTGTAGTGTTCATAAAGACTTATCTTCTCATCAAAGTCATACCAATCTATGCTGTGTCTTTCTATATTAGAGTTTTTACCATAACACTTCTCTGGTTGACCTATATAGCATATTCTAGGAGAAGAAATTCCATCGTGTATGCTTATATTACTAAATCTTTCATCCCAATGATGGTATATGACTTTACACTTCTCGGGACTTTTGAATATGTGTCTCAATTCCTCCATCTGTCTAACCGAGGTGAATATACCATAGTCAAATGATTTGAATGTATTGAGATTATGTTTAGATTGGTCAAAATCTACCATATCACATATGACTTCGTTAAATTCGGTCAGCGGTAAAGCTTTTTCATAATTTGACATCTTTAGGAGCACAATTTTCTTGTACTTTATCTTATTAGATTCATTAAAAGAAACGATATTACATCCGATTTTTTCTGATATGTCCCTACCTCTCATTTTCGTAGATCCCCAATTACCTCTACCTTCATCGTATACGAAGCATAAGTTGTTATTGAATACTCGACTTTTCTTATGAGGAGTAGGTATGTAATTTCCTCTTTTGTCGGTATCTACTTTGATGAGAATACTCTTTCGTCTATCTTCTATCTTGAAAGTTCCTATAGAAACTCCAGCTTTACTAATTGAATACGGAAAAGCAATCTGATCTCTGCTCGAGTACCTCAATATCTCTTCCCACCATATGTTATTGAAGTTTTGTACTCGTTTAGTATTTTTTCTTAACATCAAACCACATTCATAAAGTCCCGAACCAATGCCAAATTTTCGGTATTTCTCTAGCTGATCGGAAATTCGAGATTCGCTATCTAGTTTAGATTCTATACATTGAGCTCCCTCTTCATAAATGGAATTTCTCTTATGATGTCGGAAAACCAAGATCTCCTTTTTAGACTCTACTATCTCGCCTACTATTTTGTTAGGATCTTCGGTTAACATCATATTAGCATCGATGTGTAAAGAGTAGTCATGATTAGGAAGTAATTCATGTGGATGCGTTCTTATATACTTGCATATAAGTTTTGTATTCTTTAGCTTAGTTATGTGAGGAAACTTACTTATGTTTATTACTTCCCATCCGTCAATCTCAATATCTCTATCTAAGAAAGCTATACATTTCGTGTTATCAAATTTTTTCGTTGGACGTAAATTGTCGTAATCTCCTATATTTTCAGTAAAGACTACGATTCTAGGTGATTTGTTGAAAACCACACTAAAATCTTCTGATATCGTTGATTGTGAATTTCTAAAAAAACGTCTACTTTTTGACATTCTTCCGTGATCTTCTTTGTATCTTCTAACATAGGCAAATCTATCTGAACTAGGAACCGAAATAGTTAGATTTTTACGATCTACATAATAGCAATTAGAAAGAATTTTACCTGTTTTCATAGAAGCCTCGGATCCAAAACATAAAGTAAACCTATTAAAGTATTCACTATCTCCTCCATATCTGGTATCATCATAATATCCTAATATGTCAAAAACTTCTCTTTTGTATAGAGTCGTATTTTCGCAAAATGAATATGTGCTAACTACCTTTTTTGTATTAAAATCAACTCGGTTGTATCCACAAGAAACACCTTTTGTATTGACATCTAAATCAAAAAATCCTAATTGAAATTCTAATTTATCTGGTAGCATTAAATCATCGGAATCATGAATACAAAAATAATCAAATCCTAGGTCAGATCCGAAATAAAGACCTATGTTAATTGATCGATAAGTTCCTAAATTTTTATTGTTTTTTAGTACTTTTACACGAGTATCTTTTATAGAATTAAGAATTTCATATGTTCTATCTGTGCTGCAATCATCGACAACAACTACCAAGAGATCTTGATATGTTTGATTTAGAACTGAATTTACTGAATCTAATATAGTCTTTTCTGAATTATAAGTCGGAATAATAACCAACACTTTACCTATGTTTATTGAATAACTAGTAATCTCTTCTTTAATCTCTTCTTTAATATCAATCTTCGGTCTTTTGAAATTAATGCCATGATTTTGTTTCTTACTCCAACCATGAACCTTTTTTAATTTACTACTCATAATCTAGTAAAGTTCAGTTTTAATTTTTTTGCTCTATTTATTATTTGCTTAATTGCATCAAGAGTTTCGAATCCGAGTCCGTTAGTATGTAAAAGATATACATCTCCTCCTTTCATGAATTTAAGTATGTTTGCAATCGCTCTATCTCTTGATTCTTCTTTAGGTCCTAACTTACCTTTAAATCGATCAAGAACTTTTCCAGTCCATGCTAAAAACTCAATTCCTTTTGAATTGAGGTATTTAATTGAGTAATCAGTAAAAGCTCCATGAGGAAATCGATAATACTCTACCTTTATGTCAAATGTAGATTCTAAGTAAGTTATGGTATCATCTATTTCTTTTCTTTGATCTTCTTCTGAAAGATTCAATATATTGACATGATGATTTCCATGAGCTTGTATAGAAAAAAGTGGATTTTTAAAGACAGTAAGATCTTTGTCTTTATTTTCTTTACACCACTCAACGTTAAGCATAAAGGTTGCAGGTATTCTATTTTCTATCAACCAATTAATGATCTCTAGGTCTAAATCATGAGATGGACACATATCAAATGTCAAATGGAGATGAGTATCTCCAACTGACTTAATTGCTCTAGGATCTAGTTCTTTTTCTAAATGCCTAAGCGGATTTTTCATGATAAAATCATGATATTTACTAAAGGTCCCTCTCTTGATGTCTTGTATCATTTTCTTGTTGGTAATCGCAGTCCTCATCAAATCCATATTCGTCTTTGTTATCGTTCCATTGAGGAACTGAAGGAGGTTTGTCTTTTTTAGATGTTTGTTTGTTCGTCGGAGTCGAAATCGGTTGGGTCTGATTTTGTTTCTTCATTACCTAATTCTTCTTGTATTTCTTTCATTAAGTTTCTTGTTCCGCGATTAACGTTACCAATAGCTTTAGGTTTAATTTCTATTGCTTGAGAATCTGAATAAATGTCAATATCTCTTTTGAGCTTTTTCATGTTCTCTTCGGCAGCCATCATATGAAGTGTTTGATGCTTCATAATATCCAACATAGTCTTTTGTAGGCCTCCAAGAACCTCAAACATACGAGGAGATACTTCACCGGCATCAATACTTCGCATTAAAGTGGTTATTGCATGTTCAGCAGTCTGCATCTGAAATATCAGGTTAGACATCGTCATTACATCAATTTTTGCCTTTAATTGAATGTACTCATTCTTTTGTATAAGTTCTTCTGATAGATAGAACTTTAAAAGAGAGTTCATTAATTTTCTAGCGCTGTTTGTAGAGGTATCTTTAACCACCGCGTAGTTCATAGGTTCATGTTCGCTAAAAGTCGGTAGACCTCCACCAGTAGTTGCCGGTAGGTCATCTTTTAATAAATCATCTATTGATCTACGGATTGGGCTTTCCTCGTTATTCTTTTCGTTCTCCATTTCTTTTATATGATTATTTATCGTACGTATTCCTTAACCATTCTCAATGGAGGAATTGCGTTATCGATCGTCAACGCATATCTAGAATCTTTAACTATGTATTGATTAAGAAGAAGTGGTTGTTTTTCTTCTTCTATAGATTCATCCCATATCCTAACATTCGTAATTCCTATAGTTCCAGCTCTTAATTCAAATGTTCCTGAATTTTTAACTTCTTGAGTTGGTGAATCTACGTGCTTAGTGAATATAAGCTTAAGATCGGTTGTTTTATTTTGCGTTGGTTGCTTGGTATTGTACTTCATTTCCCAGATATGTATAGACACCTGAGAAAATTCGTTCATGTGATTAACTACTAATCCATACCAATTTTGAGGATTCAATTTAGGAATCTCAAATGTATGAGTATTGGAATTAACTTTAACCGTAATCGATTGAGTAATTGCAGAATTAGCAGTAGTTCCTGGAGCATAATCTAAAATGATTCTAAATCCTTTTTGTTCGATATCTGAATATCCATCTATAAGAATATCGTAAGTGTTAGGAGATTTTGTAAATGTAGTTTTAGTTGTTTTGAACCACATAGAAAATGCGGTATTTTTTTCAATTCCTCGATTTACGCTCATTTTGTATTTAACCGCTAAATCACCCCATTTCATTACTTTATCCATATCGTAAAAGTATTTTCCGACAATTGTAAAGTAATTAGTCAAATCACTAACTTCTATTTTTAGATTGCTATTTATATGAGATCTCACTTTATCAAATCCACCTATTGCAGTGGTTGTGTATTGTTGTGGGTTTGTTATATCAATATACTCTTTATCAATTTCTGGTTGTAGAATCTCATCAAAATCTTCGGTGATATCATCAACGTATTGAGCAATAGCAGGATTTTCTCTCATTACATTTGCTTTATCTTGCCATTTATAAAGCATAACTTTGTAATAAGCTTCCGCTGCCATGAAATCTCTATATAGGTATGCTGAATGGACTTCAAACATACGATCAATTAAAGGAAAGTAAAGGTAATCTTTTTGTTCTGGTAGATCATCATATCCAAAAGCTCTTTCAAAATGTTCTTTAACTATATGAACTTCAATACCATCACCAAAGTCCATATCAAATGGCATAAATTTGATAGCATTGTCAGGAAGCGTATTATCAGGAACTAGTATTTTGATGTCTTTAACATCAGTAACTTCGAATAAAGAGTATTCCTTAAGTACGGTATCTGCGGATTCCAGTTTTGCTTGAGTTTTGAAATATCTTACACAATGCCCGAACATTTCAGAAACTGCACACGAAAGATCTTTCCATAGCTGGATTCCTGGACCCATTACATCATAAGGTCTAAATAGACTTGATGAATCGCATTTTAGAGTAACTCCACTACTAAAATTAGTAGTAACACATGAATTTGCTTTACATGCACTTTGAACTGGAAATTGCTTTTCTATTGGAAGTTCTGGAGCAGGAACATGAGTGATTTCTAAAACAACAGTTTCTAGTCTTCTAGCTCCTGATTCAGTTCCTCTACGAACAAATCTAAATTGGATATCTATGCAATTATTCTTGGAAAGAATGTTTCTATAGACTTGTTGAAGATTTGGATTTTCAACTCCTCCAATTAAGAAATTTTCCCAAGCGGACCAAACCACATGAGGTTTACCAGTAGCTCTGTCTAATTGCGTAGTATCATATGACCATCTAATATAAACGTCATGTCCGTTTTGTACAGTATCTAAAGGTATAAGATCAAAACTTACCGAATCAAAAGAGCCTACATATCTGAATGGCTCACTAAAAGATACAAGAAGAGTATCTCCTTCTTTGTAAGTTATGTTATTGGATGTTATATTTAATGTGTATCTCATCTAGTAGCCTTATTTGTTTATGGCAGCAAAGATGAGTGATAGTATGATTCCGACTATAGAAGTATATACAATCCAAAGGGCTTTACTTACGCCATCCTTCCATTTATCAAGGTTATCGACTTTGTTTTTCAAATCAGGAAACTCGTCTAAACTTTCTTCGAATCTAGTGATAGAATCGGTGTTTTTGTTTATTCTTACGATTACTCCATCGTCTGGGTTAAACAATCTTTTTTTAAAGTATTCTAGATCTTCCTTTATGGTTTTTTGATCTGCGCTTAAACTTTGAATAGACTGCTTAATAATCTCAAGCTCACCGTTAGGTAACTTTTTCTTTATTATTTCAAGAGCAGATAAAATCTCCTCAATTCTAGGATCTTGTCCAGCCATTATAAACAGGATTTTTTGTATATATCACTTTTCAACAATTATAAGTGCGATACTATTATCCTTTTCTAATTTGGTACCGAAAATAAGTTGTAGGTTTAAGATATATGTGGCTTCTTCACTTTCCTGATCTAGTCTTGCTAAATACATACGTAATTTGGAAAGAAACTCTCTAACGGAGACTTCGAAGTATGGAGTTTTATCAAATGGATCATTTCTATAGTAACCTAAATTTTTGAAAATCATTTTACATTCTGCCAAAAATTCAGGAGCACATATTGAAGGCAAATCAACCTTAGTGTGTATGATACGATAATCAAAAGATATTGAATCTTTTATCTTTCTAGAGTAAATTTGTGATTCTGATACGTTTATTCTAAAATATCTCATCTTAGAAAATGAGCGAATCATATTGTCTATAAAGAATATAGAAGTAACTGACTGATTAAGCGCATCATAAGGAGTTGAATCAAAATCAACCAAATCCTTCTTGAATTTAGTATGAAGAATATCGTACATATCATCAACTTTCACGAAAAAAGATGTATCATCTAGTCCCGGAATTCTAACGGTATGAGCCCTTTCTTTGAGTTCGGTTATTAATAAACGGTCTTTGTAATTGTTATTGTAAAGATAAATCTCAAGAATTAAAGGATCAATAGCATTAGTTATCATATCATCTTCATTAATATCAGTCATACATCTTTAATTGTTTTTCTAACGAAGAGAAGAGTTTTTTCATCTCTTCGGGATTGAATCTAATAGCATCTTTTAATTCTCTTTCTCCTAAATTATTTCGTTGCATCCATATCTTTGCAACTTCAGGATCAGGTTTCCATACTTTGTCAGTAGGAGATTTTTTAGTTTTAGTATATATCCATCCTGGAACTCTTTTGAATCGAGATGCAACCAATTGCCAAAGATCTACAACTGCCCATCCATTCATACCAACACGATTTAATTGCTGAGCAGTCGTTGGATGTTGAATGGCCATAAATCTTTGGATCATAAAGAAATGTTTAGCCTTGTCTGAATTCTTGAGTTGTGAATACTTTTTAGGGTCAGTAAACATGACCTTTACAAAATCGAATAGTTCCATATTATTTTTTATGATAGTAGATGTAGTAGATGTTAATCATGATAACCAATATGTTCATAACTTGCACAGGATAGGATCCTAAAAAGAATCCGTAAACAACAAACATTGCGCATCCTATAGTGTTAACAACTCTAAGAGTAACCATGTCTCGTAATGTCATCGATATTAAAACAATTATCATTGACAAATATCCAAAAAGTTCTAAATGGCTCATACTGAAAGATTGTCACCAAGTTTATCATCTTCAGACTCTTCTAACGAAGGAACATTTCGATATTCTTTAATATATCTCTTTTGTTCGAGTACTAATCGTTTTTCTTCAATTTGGTTTTTCTTTTCCAATCCGTCTGCAATTCTTTTTAATTGCTCGGCTATCATTGGAACGTCAAAATCAACGAATCGTTGACCTCTACGAGTTTTTGCAAAATCATCCATATTTGTTTGTTTTATTATTTTATGAGGTTATCCCAGAAATCACCATCAAAAGATGATTCTTTTTTATCAATAATTTTTACATCAGAAACACTTTCTGATATTGATTTGAATAAACCGGATTCGTTAAATTCGGTTTTCTTTTCTTTTGTGTATGTAGTTCCTTGAAGGATTTTTTCTTTATCAAGAATTGAATGTATTTCAGATCCTGAAAGAGATTTTGTGTTGTTTTCGATAGATTCGAACATTGAATTGCAAACATCATTTGGAATACAACTTGTATGTAGATAAACAAGATCTCGATTAGTTTTCCATCGTTGAATTACTTCATCTAAAGGTTTATCAATTTTAATTGCGGATATTGCCAATTCGCAGATTCGTTGAATATGTTCATCTAAGAAGAAATGAGATTGATTGATAAAGACTTTATCATCTTTGAACTTAGACATAATTTCAGAAACATGTTTATCGGTAACTCGGTAAGTTACAGGTCCTCGTTTTGTTTCTTTAACCACGGTATGTAAAGGAGGAACATTATCACCAGCATCACCAACTAGAATTTTCTTAAATAAGAAGTCCATAACATTTACTTCATGAGCTTTCATTTTGTTTCCTTTAATGATATCTCGAAGATTTTGTTTAGTATTTGACATTAGATCTACAGGAAGATTGAAAATATCGTTTGTAGTTGCATGTTCCTCGATATCTAACCATGATTGGAATCTAGGAAATACATGAATGTCTTTATCGAATTTATTGTAGTAAATTGTATTTGCAGATGATGAATTGTCCATATTAACTAATTGTAGCAAATCATTATCACCTGAAATGATAATTGCATTTTGACCTTGTTGATTAAGATGAGATGACCATGCAAAGATTAAATCATCGGCTTCGGCATGTTGTACTCTAGAAACAATTACACCAAGTTTTTCTAATGATGCAATAAATTCATTATGAACGTTGTAAATTTCGTTCCAGTTAATTGATGTTGATTTTACTCGATTTGCTTTGTATTCCGTATCTAGGAATTTTTTACGCCAAGATGATGAATCGACCGTATAAACTATTCGATTAACAACGCCTTCGAAACGTTTAATTTCTGCAGCAAAGTCTGTGGCTAATTTCCAAAGAAGAAGATTTTTATCAGCTTCTGGTTCATCGATGAAATTAAAAGGTTTGCCAGTTTTAATTTTTTGGCCGATGAAATAAGTTTTGTGTAACCAAAAGTTACCGTCAAAGATTAATGTGTACTTACCAGTCATTATTTATGATTTTTTAATTATATGAAATTTAGTTAAGACAGATTTTTGAAATCATTTCACGAATTGGTTCTTTTTTGAGATAATCAAATAGCTCTTGATAAGACATAATCTCGATATCAGACATGTAGTTTTCATCCCAAACTTCGTAATGTTCAGGTTTTGTTTGACATTCTAGAATTGAGATTATTGAACCATCCTTTCGAGTATGGATGTAATTAGTTGCATACATTAAGAAAGGATTTTCTGTGACTGCAAAGTCGATTGGGAATTGTATTGACATATTTATTAATTTTATAGTATAAAAATAATAAAAAAAAGCCACAAGAAAAAATCCTGTGGCTAAAAGTTATTAACAATTTGTATTTAGTAATTAATCTAAATTAAGAGACTCATTAGTAAATGATTTTTTAGAATTTAGAATCTCTAGTAAAGAAGAATGCAACGAATCCATATTCATCGTATCTAACTACTTTCAAATTAGAATCTAACATAAGATCAAATCCGCTAGGAAGATCAAGATCACCTAGATCTGTAGGAACTCCTCTAAATTTAGAGTCCATAGCATCATATGCCTTAGTTAAAACAGCGTCATCATAATCAGATTCAGAATCTAAACGACAAACATTTGAAGGATTTTCACCTAAAAGATCACATGCCTTTTGATGATATGCTATAACATCGTCGTCATCCATTTCATCCATAAGAATATCTAC